TGGCGATGGCGATGGCGATGGCGATGGCGATGGCTCTGGCTATGGCTATGGCGATGGCGATGGCGATGGCGATGGCTCTGGCTATGGCTATGGCTATGGCGATGGCGATGGCGATGGCTATGGCTATGGCTATGGCTATGGCGATGGCGATGGCTAAAAAATAATTTCAAAAAAAACTTGACAAAAAACCTTGCAGGCATTATCTTTATGAAAAATACCTGTAAGGTTTTATTATATGGACTGGAAAAAACTTAAGTTTTGGGACAAAAAAGCTCAAGAAATTGAGACTAAAACTACATCGCGAGAAATAACATGGGATGATTTTGCCTGTGTGCTTGGTTATGGTTATGGTCTAAATTATCGTTATCAGTGGCTTACAATACCTTGTGCATGGAATTATTACGCTAACGTATCTTGTGTTTACAACGCCGTTGATAAAATAGCCAAAGGATTTTCAGCGGTATTTCCTGATATATGGGATACTCAGGAACGGCGATTTTTAAGCGAAAAAGAAGTGTCAAAACTTCCAATTAATCAAATAATTACATTACTTGAAAATCCGTCAGATGACATTACTACGCCTTTTTTTCTTTACTCTCTGCCTACTAGCTTTACCGTAACTGGTGACATTTTCCTACTGGGTAAAGCAGTTACAAAAGAATCTAAATTTATGTCGGTTGAATATGTCAACCCTAGCGACATAGAAGTTTATGCCGATAAAAATACTATCGGAGTTGGCTATTATCAAATGAAGCGAGGGAATGGATTAGTTAAATTTTATCCTGAACAGACAAAGACCGGCACTAGATATTATTCTGATAATGGCGCTAATGTTTGGGAGCTTTATCACATTTACAATTTTAATCCCCGGAGAAGTCAGAGAAATACAGGTTGTGAACTTCGGGGGATGTCGCCGCTTAATCCTATTTATATCGAGATTGAACAGCATATCGAGGGTAATTACAATAATCTCAGTACACAAAAGAACGGTATGCGTCCGTCTGGTGTTATGGAAGTTGGGCCACAACTTGACTCGACTCAAAGGGATTATCTCAAAAAACAAATACAAGAACATGCTAGACAAGATGGAACTGTATTAATTCTTGATGGACTTTCCCCGGGTGAAGATGGATTACAAGTTAAATTTAATCAGATGTCAATCAATAATAAAGACATGGACTTTGCTAATCTTCTGAGAATGGATAAAAGACAGATTTACAATAACTTAGGTATGCCATTACCACTTGTCGAGGGTGAAACTCAAACATATAGCAATTATCAACATGCTGAAGCTATTCTTTACACCAGTGAAGTTATACCATTTGCTAATATTTTCTATCCTGAACTTACCCGGTTTTTAATGCCTCGCTATGATAAAAATAACAATGGAAGATATATTTTAGCTATTAATCCTAAAAACATTCCGTCACTTGAAACTGTTAATGTTGAAAATGTTAAAACAAAAATAAGTACCGGCGTTTTGACTGATAATGAGGGCAGAGAAGAACTTGGATTACAACCGCATGAAAATGGAAATCAAATATATAAACCTCAAAACTTAATCCCGGTTGGAACTGTTCAGGAGGCTAAAAATATAGCCGCTGATCGACTATTTGAGGTAATGGCATTAAGTGGATATAATCAAGGTGAAATCGAAGCTAAAAAACAAGAGTTAAATAATGGCAATAGTTAATCAAACAACTGAACAAATGCGACAACGAGCGCAAGAGACTGACGATCAGAAAAGAGCGTTTGAAAAATCTTTGAAGCGTTCAGTTTTGGCATTGCTTAATAAAATTGCTGATGACTTTACAGTATTGTATTCGGCAACTGGTGATATTGTCAACGCTCAAGTTTACAACGCTGAATTAACCAGCATATTGCGTAATTCTTACCGTAAAGTATCCGACTATTTTAAGGACGATTACAAACGTTTATTGCAAGAGGAAATCGATAACGGTAATGAAGATTTACAAGTTTACCTTGACAATAGAAAAGATATTCAGGATGATATTAACGCCGCTGTTTTGCTTTTGATATTATCCCGGACACAGAGACAAAGTGAGATTATCACAAATACCACTAATACGGTCATACAGAACTCTATAAGCAAAGTTACCGGCGATGCTTTACTTGACGGTATAACCTTGACAAACGCTGAAATAGCAAGACAATCAAGCAAGCTGATTAAAGAGCGAAACGATGGCAGGTCAAAAACAATATCGGAAACGGAAGTTCAATCTGTAGCTGAATCGTCAAAAGATATTGAGGCAACTGAATTTGAAGAAAAAATACAAGTAGAACGCAGAGAAAAACAGCTCGATAAGACCTGGATAACAATGGGTGACAGTGATGTCAGACCGGCACACGCAAAAGCAAACGGTCAAAAAAAAAGAATATCAGAGCCTTATATTGTTGGCGGCGAATTGCTCAAATTTCCGGGGGATACAAGTTTAAATGCCTCTTTAGGAAATATAATTAATTGCAGATGTATATCAGTAATATCATAAAAAAAGGATTTTAAAATGTCAGAACTTGAGAAAAAATATTTAGAAGTTCCATTCAGTCTTGAGAAAAAAGGAATAGTTGACATTGACGGCGAGAAGTTTTTTGAGTTTGAGGGTTATGCCTCTGTCTTTAATAATATTGACCGTGGAATGGATAGAGTAATTCCCGGAGCGTTTAAGAACTTTATCGCAAGTATAAAAGCTGGTGAAAAAGATTATCCGGTTGCATTATGGCAACATAACTCTGACAATCCGATTGGTATTTATGTTGAGTTGAAAGAAGATGATCGAGGACTATTTGTCAAAGGTCGCTTACCGATGGAAGATGACTTTGTATCTAAAAAAGTAGTTCCCCAACTAAAAATAAAATCAGTCCGTAAAATGTCAATCGGATATAAAACGTTAAAATCTACTTTTGTTGAGGAAGATGACGAACTAATAAGGAATCTCGAAGAATTGGATTTATGGGAAATTTCCCTTGTGACTTTTGCAATGAATAATGAAGCTGATATTACATCGATCAAATCGCTTGAAAATATTGAAAACATCAAAAGTCTTTCAGAGGTTGAAACCTTACTCAAAGAGTTAGGTTTATCAAATAAAAAGTCGAAAGCATTGATTAGCAGGATAAAAGAGCTTAAATCAGTTCGCGATGGACAGGATGAAAGTTCGCTCGTTGATGAGAAAAAAACTGCTGAAATTGCTGAAAGTTTTAAACAAATAGAAAATAGTTTATCCAAACTACAACAGGAGACACAAAAATGAGTGAAGACCCCAAAGACAAAGTAATGCCGGGTTTTGAGGAGCTGAATACTCAGTGCAAAAACATTGTCGGACAAATTGAGCAGATCAATAAGGACTATGAATCTGGCAAAAAAAGCCAGACTGAACAGATTGAATCTGTGAAAAAAGCGACAGAAGACCTTGATGTAAAGATTAAGGAATTCGAAACCAGCCAGAAAAACTATAAAGATCAAGTAGATATGCTTGAAAAAGCACTGGCTAAACTTGAGCCGATTGGCCAAAAAGAGGGCGGTTTGACTGCTGATGATTTCAAGGCTATGAACTTGCAGATCAAATCAAACAATCCGAACCGTGAGTTTACGCATATCAGCGATGATAATATCGAACTGGTATGTAAAGCTCATGAACTGTATGTCAAGCACGGCACGACCGCTGTAATGGGCGAATTGTCAGCTGAAGAGTTCAAGTATGTTAACTCTATTGTTGGGCCGCAGGGCGGATTTACTATCCCGATGCAGTCAAGCCAGACAGTTACCCCGAAAGCCTTTGACGGTCGGGCGGGACTTGAGCTTGTCGGTCGTCAGATCGTTTCAACTGGTCAGTATGTCGATTATATTGATGAAGCTGATTACAACGCCTCTGCTTATGGCAATGACCTTAGCGCAACCGGAACTGATACTAACGACGAGGGACTGATTGAGCTGGAATGGAATGCCAAAGAGCAGATTTATACCAAGCGTTTCAGTCGTACTTTCCTCGAAGACAGCTGGAATCCAGCCAGTTACTACATCGAGCAGATGATAGACGGAATGACCCGCGATACTGCTCAGGCTATCATTACTGGTAAAAAAGTAAATGGTACTATCATTCAGGGTTTTGCTGGCATTCTCGAAGCCGAGGAAGGCACTGCCCCGGCTAAAAAGGTACAGTATATTACATCGACTAACTCAGCGGCAGACCTTGCCTTTAGCTGGGATGATGCGATTAAACTGCAACGTGCGTTGTCTGATCGTTATCATGCTAATTCTAACTATCTGATGCGCCGGGCTACGTTCTTTGACCTGTTCTTGACAAAAGACAGTGAAGGCCGTTATCAGGTTAACAACCTTGTTAACTTCTTTACTGCTCAGGGTTCAGCCGTAACTATTCTCGGTCGCAACGTGGGCTGGGAAGCTGGTTTGCCGGATACTTTGACTTCTGGTAATAAGCCGGTTCTCTTTGGCGATTTTGCACAGGGATATATGTACATCGAGCGTGTCGGCTTGAGCATTATCCGTGATGAAACTAATCCACGTTACATTAAATTACATCTCCGCCGCCGTAATTCTGGTGGACTCCGCTTGAGCGAAGCCATCAAAGGCTTGAAGATGAAATCATAATCAATTATTAACCATTAACCCTTAACAGGAGATAAACAATGCAAAGAGATATTGCGAATCGAGTTGAACCGGCTGTTGCAGTTCCTTGTCAGGCATTTGCGTCTGATGCAGCTACTGTATCATCGGTCATTAACGTAAAGAACTTTAACTCTGTAGTGGCTCATTTGTTTACCGGTGCTGTAACTGCCGGTGACATTACCATTACAAAGGTTGAAGAGTCTCAGACTGCCGTTTTTACCGTTGCGGTTGAAGTTCCGACTAGCCGTTACTGGGGAACCCCGGCAACGCTTGACGGTGCAAACGAAAGCGACTGGATTGGAATTGATGTTGAAATGCCGTATTTGCGTATTACGGTTACAACTGATAATAGCGCTGATTTGCTAGCTGGCTTGAATGTCATTAAAGCAAATGGCAATGTTAAAGATGCCAAAAAGCGTCCGGCCACTTTGCCGTCCTAATTAACCTCGTGGCACTAGGGGGATATTCCCCCTTTTGCCGCTTTAAAATGGAGTAAACGCTATGAAGTTTGAAAAAGATTTTTGGTTCTCGCACGATGGACATACACCTGAATTGCATGAAAAAGGTTCAGAATGTAACTTGGATGGTTTTGCGCTTGAATGTGCGCTTGAATCGGGTGCAGTAATCGAATCTAAAAAAATCAAAGATGCCCCGGAAAACAAGTCGATTGAATCTGCCCCGGAAAATAAAGAAGACAATCAATCAGTTGAAAAGAAGCCTGCTAGACGTGGCAGACAGAAATCAACTGCTAATAAATAATAAGGGAATGTTTAAAAATGGTTTATTTATCAAATATATCATGCAACTGTAACGGTGACGTGCTAGTCCAACCGTTCCCTTATCTGTTTGTATCTCGGACTAGCACGTTGCCTATTTCATTAACTTATGCTAAAAAGAATTTAAATATTGACGAGACTTTTACCGATGATGATGATTACTTGACTAGTCTTATCAATGCGGCTACTGATTGTTTTGAATATTATACCAAAACAACGCTTATGTATACAGTTTACTCAACGCCTCGGAATTGCTGGAGTTCACAAATTGTATTGAAAAAGCGTCCACTTATAAGCATTACCAGCGTCAAATATTACGATACTGATGAAGTTGAACAGACCGTCTCAAGTGATGATTACAAGATGATTAACACAACATATCCTTATGGATATATTCAGTTCAGGGATACTTTTACTTATCCTGATATAGCAGATTTTGAAAATCAGATTACAATTACTTTCACCGCTGGATTATATAACAGTCAGGATGATGTACCGGAATGCCTTAAACTTGCTATTGCTCAATGGGTTGCATCGGCATATAATAACCGTGGCGACTGTTCAGAGCAAAACATGATATCTTGTTTGCCATGTGCGACAAAAAACGCAATTAAAAAATATCGGATTTATGAAATTTAACTAAAAAAAGGATTTTAAAAATGGAAGTTACAATCTTAAAAAACTGTGCTTACGGCAAAAAAAACGAAATCAAAACTTTGGACATGCCGAAAGAGAAAATCGACACGCTTGTCAAATACAAATATCTGAAAGTCAATAAAAAACCTGCTGAACCGAAAACCGAAAGCAAAGCGAAAAAGTAATCAATGGGCTGTAAGCGGATAAATTTTAATAGTAGCAGAGTTTGTGCAAGTGACTTGCACCATTCTATACGGATAATTAATCGAAAGATTGAGCCGGATAATTTAGGATGGAAGCAAGATTTGACAGACGGAGTGTCTACACGTGCCGGAATTAAAGTCAGACGTGATATAATGAACTTTGACGGCACAAATACTGAAACTCAGATTACTCATGAATTTTTTATCCGCAAAGGAATAACAGTTCAAAAAAATTATACAATTAGGTTTGATAACAGATACTTTGCGGTTATTGGTGTAGAGAATATAGATGAAGATAATATGTTTATACGGATAACCGCTAGTGAGTCTGGAACTGTAAACAATAAGGCAAACTTTTAATGTTATTGATTAATGCAAAAGTATCAAGTGTTACCCCGGAAATGCATAAGGCGTTAGACGGTAAAAATTACTATAATGGTATGGTTAACGGTCTTCAAATGACTGGAGGTTTACTTGTTAATGAGGCACGTCAAGGCATTATTAATAGTCCGAAAACATACAAGGTCTATTATATCAATGGTCGCAGAACTAAATCAAGTCAGCCTTATACTTATCCGGCAAATCAGACCGGCAGATTACGCAAGTCAATTCGCAATACGACTAACGGCTTGCAAATGCGTTTTGGAGCTTCAACAAGCGCTCCATACGCTAAATATTTGCAAAAGACGGATGGACCGTTTAAAAAAGATCCTGTTTGGACTAGGGTAGCGCCTAGACCGGTTTTAACTTTAGCACACAGATCGGTAAGTCCTAAATTCCAGAGTGTAATGTTAACAAGCGTATTGAGGAATATCGGCAAATGAAAATACGTGAGCTTGAAAGACATTTAAGAATAGAAATACCAAAGTATACAAACTTATTTCATTCATGGTTTGACGTGGATACTTTTGTATTGAGTTCTAATGTCGCTACAGTCACCACTTCGACTGCTCACGGATTATCTGTCGGTGACGAGATTAATTTGTCTGACGTTGTCTTTGTCAATCCGCTTAACGATGTTCAAAATCAGGGTAACGGAACGGCTTTAGCTACTACGTTATATCCTAATGATTTGACATTTCACAGGGATAATCCAACTATACAGGATAACAAAACAACAATTGAGATTACCGGTGCTGATAATACTGATTTCAACGATACTTTTAATATTTATCAGGTTAATAATCGCCGTAATTTTTATTTTGAGTTCCCTGCGTCAGGCTCAGATTATGCTAATGGATCGCCGGTATTACTTGAGCCTGATTTAATGGCGTTGAATGGTATTTTTACCGTTGCAAGCGTGCCGGATACAACAACGTTTACTATCGCTATTGAGTATTATGATTTTACTGCTCCGGCAGGGGCTAAGTTTTACAATCTTGAAAATGTCAGAATCGCCGGAGATGTAACAGACGAGCGAGCGCAAGAGGCATACACAAAACAAAATCAATATGATTACTGGATGTTTGTTATTCCTGATGACACGACAGTTTCACGTAATCGGAAAATAGCTTCTGACTATGCCGATAGAAATGAAATAGGCAGTTATTATCAACAGGAAACTCAAGAGCCTTTTCATGTTCAAATCTTTATCCCGGCAACTCAGGAGTATACACCAGTTGACGCTATGGATGATTGCCGAACTGATTTAAAAGCCGCATTGATTAAAAGCCTTTGCAGTTACCGGGTAAGCCAGGTATTCACAAATGAATATAACGGAATTTACTTTTTGGGTGATTATGTATTTTTGTATAATAATGCGGTTTACGCACATCAATACGACTTTGCAACGACAGTTGAAATAGTCAATACAGATGCATATCTGCCGAATAGTACGGCAGTTCATAATATTAACGGTGAACTTGAAGTAGAACTAGATATAAACAACTTAACAACAACGAACTAAAGGAGTTCAAAAATGGCTAATCTTATTTCTGAACCGAGTGTAAGCGTACCGATTGTACCGGCGGCTCCGGTTGCGTCAGTAGCGCCGAAACTCACAACTATCATCGGTCAGTCTCTAGCGGCTGGAACTGCAACTAACGGCGTATTGCTTGAGGACATTAATGTTTATGCGGCAGATACGTTGTTTGGGGCTGGCTCAGTACTTGCGACTATGGTAAACAATTTCGCAAAAATTAACACAGTATCTCAGGTTGATGTAATCGCTCTTGAGGACTCTGGAACTGCTGTTCAGTCTGAGGGTATTTTTACAATTACCGGAACGGCTACAGCCAGCGGAACTATTGACTTTTATGTCGGTAGTAAAGACCGGAAATACTCTATTGACATTGTGGCAACTGATACTGAAACCGATGTAGGCGATGCGCTTGAAGCGGCAATAACTGCTGATACTAAAGCTCTTGTCACCGCCGCAAACGTTGCCGGGATTGTCACTCTGACGGCTAAAAATGGCGGTACTATTGGCGATACTATCGGGTTGATGTATGAAGGCTCTGCCGCTGGCATTTCCGTTGCTATTACCGCTATGACTGGCGGCGCAAATGACCCGTCCATGACCGGTATTGCTGATTTGCTTGTCAAACGTACTGACATTGTTATGCCCTATGAATATGATATTTCAACTTTTCAAACTCTTTTGCAAAGTCGTTTCAATGTTGATAATGACATTCTTGACGGTCGTTTGTTTACTGCCGTAAGCGATACTAAAACAGCGTTGGTAGTTATCGGCGATGCTGAAAATGACCAGTCATTGGTAATATTCCCGGATAAACCGGTAAATACCACTACTAAAAAGGGTACTGCAATCTTTGAGATGCTGTATAATATGAGTTCTCAATTTGCCGCCGTCCGGTCTTTGCGTTTGGAGTCTGACCCGGCTTATGCTATTACTGACTGGGTAACTACTACACAACCACGTGATCAGAAGTCCGGGCCGCATACAAACAGCTTGCCTTATCATAATACGCTTTTGCTTTTGCCGGTTATCCCAACTGGACAGGGTTGGACTACTAGCGAGGTTGCAGACTTGAAAGATGCTGGATTTGCGATTATCGGCAATAACAAAGCAAATAATGCTGTTATATGCGGTTCAATCCTGACAACCTATAAAACCAATATTGCCGGACAAGATGACGATTCGTATAAATATCTGAACTATGTTGATACGGCAACCGCCGCTCGTGAATATATTTTCAATTCCCTTAAAATTGATTATGCTCAGTCACGATTGACTAACGGAACGGCAGTACCGGGATATGACTATAAAGACGCAAATGCAGTCGCCGCAGATATGAAACGTTATCACGAAACGCTTTCAGGCGTTGGCTATGCTCTATTGCAAGAGGGAACTCTCCCGGACGGTCGTATTGTTATTGACGTATTTGAAGATAATTTAACGGTTGAAGTTAATGTCAGAACTGGTAATATTGACATTTATGCTCCGTTGTTTATTGTTACTCAGGTACGTTCAATCTTTGCGCCGTTGCAGATTACTTTTAATCCGCAAGACCTTTAATTTTAACATAAGGATATATAAAAATGGGTGAACTAAACAGAATTACAAGTGCGGCAAAAGTGACTGTCGATGAGTTCGAGTTTATCATTGAACCTAACTCTTTGAGTTACAAAGACGGCAATCCATCCCGGTCTGTAAAAGGAACTACCGGGGGGGCATACTATGCCGATAATTATGAAGATGCCAAAGGCATGATTAAGTTTTCAATTCCGAATACTCAAGCAAATGACAAAGCTCTTAACCAAGTTCGCAGACGTGGACAGGTTACAGTCAAAGCAGAGGAAATCGGCGGCAACTGGAAACGAGTAATGAAAGCTGGAGTATCTCTCAACGATAGTGAATCAAGTGTTGGTTCTGATGGAATGCTTGAGGAAACTTTCGAGGGAACTCCATTAGTATAAACAACAACTAATACAAACAGATAAGGGAACGAAATTATGTTGTATACATTCGAAAAACCGTTTACAATCACAACTGGCGGCGAAGATCAGGAAATTACTTATATTGACCTGATTGAGCCGTCTGCATCAAACATTAATGATATGAGTAAGATTGACGCTTATATCGGGCGAATGCTCCAAAGCTCACAAGCCATGACACAGAATATCTCGTCTGAAACTTTGGAAAATGTTAAAAAAGACAAAGAAAATGAAGACAGTAAAATGAAAGTCAAAGATGTGATTTCGTTAATCATCTCTAGCGGTGTCGATGCAAGTAGTGCTTATGACGGCTTAAAAAAGCTATTACCGGCAACCGGTTCAAAACTCAACGGTGAGTTTATCTGTTCAGGTGGTAATTACAACGCTATTCCAGTTTCGGCAATGCGGGAAATTTTGGGTGCGTACATCGTAAATTTTACCAATATTTTCAGCTAAGTGATGATGATTTAGCTGATATGATTGATAATCTGTTAATTGCCTATAATGGAGCGTATAGCTACGATACAGCTATGCGCATTCCATTAGGCCGAATAGAAAAAGCAATCAAAACATATAACAAACAACAAGAACAAATTAACAAGCAGTATAAGGTGTAATAATGCCATATTCACAATCATTTTTATATGAAGCAAGAGACAAGATTACACCTATACTTGCTAAAATTAATGCCGCTAATAAAAAAGCTGGTAAAGTTGCTGATAAATCATTTTCTCAATCTAATCGTAAACTTAATATTTACAAAAGAACTGTTGAAAAAACAAAACTTGCAGTAAAAAAATTAAGAAAAGAACATGGAAGTTTAGGTAAGGCAATGAAAAAAGCTGGTAGTTATATGACTACTAGATTAACATTGCCTATTGTTGCGGCTGGAACTTTAGCGACTGCAAACTTTGCAAGAATAGAATCAGGATTAATTGATGTATTGAATTTGCTTGATGATAATCAAGTTGAGCAATTCAGAGGTCAATTTTCCAATCTTCAAAAAACTGCTATACAAGCTGGATTTGCTATTGATGATGTAAATAAGGCATTATTTGACAATGTTTCAGCTTTGGGCGGAAGTCAACAGGCTGTCAATACATTTATTCAGGCTCAAAAATTAGCAAGGGCAGGGAATGCTGGATTAGGTGTTACCGTTGATGGACTAACATCTATTATCAATGCTTATGGACGTGCTACTACTAAAGCGTCAGATGTTGCAAATGCCTTTTTCTCTGCACAGCAAAAAGGTAAAACAACGGTTGCAGATTTAGCTAATTCAATAGGACGTGTGGCGCCCATTGCTAAAGGATTGTCAGTAAATTTTAAGCAATTACTTGCGGCAACTGCAACAATGACATTAGGGGGATTGTCAACAGAGGAATCAACTACCGCATTACGTGGAGCATTAGCTTCTTTACAAAAGCCAACAAAAGACGCTCAACGAGTATTGAAAAGATTTAAAGTTCCTTTTGGCGCAACTCAGATACAAGCACAAGGATTGGGAAAAACGCTAGAAAGATTGTCAATAGTTGCCGCTGAGTATCCAGATGAACTAGCAAAGGCTATACCGAATATCAGAGCGTTTACAGGTATTAGCTCTTTTTCAGCTGATAAATTAAAAATCTATGAGGAAACTTTAGCTAAAATCAATAATGACATAAAGAATAATACTGGATTAACGCAAGCCTCAAGTCGTGCGAATAAAAAGTTATCTGTATTGTTTAGTGAATTAGTAGGAAGTTTAACAATTATGTTAAGCACTATAGTTGAGGTTGCTAATAAGGATGGAATGCTAACAGATACAATTATATATCTAACCTCAGTAGTTAGAAATATTACTGAATATTTAAAAAATAATCCAGTCTTTACAAAAATACTTGCTGTTATTACTGGTATAGTTGCTTTATTAGGTCCAATAATTTCAGTTGTTGGAACTGTAATGATCGCTAAAGCGGCACTTGCGGCACTTGGTTTATCACTTGGGGCTATACTATTAGTTGCTGGAAAAGTTATAGCTATTTTAGCTGTTGCGGCGGCTATGTTTGACTTTGGACGTAGACTAGCTATTTTACTTAAAATAAGAGATGGCATTGAAGCTATTTATGTATGGACTGCAAAATTATTTGGGTTAGGGAAAAAAGGACTTGATGCAGATGCAAAAGCGGCAAAACTTGCTAAATTCAGGGCTAACTTAGAACAGGCAAGATTAATAACAAATGAAAAATTGCGCAAAGAAAAACTTGCAATGCTTGATATGGAACGCAAAGAACTTGTCAGACAAAATATATTAAGTGGAAAAAGAACCATTGAACAGCTTGTCGCTAGCAGACAAGCGGCTAAAGCAAAACTAACAGGTCAAACAGCTAAAATGTCGCAAAATATTACATCAACAAATAATGCTACAGCAGATGTTCAAGTGACATTCAATGACCCGAAAGACCATGTCAAAAGCATTAAATCCAAGATGACCGGAAAAGGCACTCTAACCGCAGGAAAAACAAGAGCAGGGTTAACATGAGTATTAAAAAACAATTAGCAAAAGCTACATTCAGAGGCTTTGAATTTGATTTTATCGAGACCGGTAAAACTCAAGGTCATAAAGCTGTATTGCATACTTTTCCGAATAGCAATAAAACCGTTAGTGAAGATTTAGGGCGGTCAACACCTATAATCACTATGAGAATAGTTATTAGTACTTTTCTTGAACGTGATTTAGTTGTTATTGACACTAGTGACGAGGCTAATATTTTTGGTGCTGATATTGTAAACTTAAAAAAGACGTTTGAGATAAAGCCACGTAACGAAAGTTATTTTCACAAACGTGATAATATGGAGCAGGTACTTGATAAAAAAGGTATCGGCAATTTAATCCATCCAACAAGGGGAATACTTAAAGCTCAAGTAATATCTTATACAATGAGCGAAAGCATTGCTGAACTTGGAGTTACCTTTTATGACGTTGAATTTGCGATAGTTCAGAAAAAAGAATTTTTACCGATTAACACTTCAATTAGTTCTTATACTATCGGGAAAAGTGAACAGATTAATGACCGGGCAAAAAAGAAAGCTGATAATACAATTTTTGGCAAATTAAAAGCCGGTTATGATTATGTCAAGGGTAAAACTCAAGAGTTAGTTACCGCTATCGAGACAGAGGCGGCGGCGCTTATGGCTCAAATACAGATAGAGTCCGGTCTTGATATTGCCGCTGAAATAAAATCAGCAGAGGAGTTAGCCGCTGAAATAGAAGCCGATGCGGCGGCATTCTCAAACGTCATAAAAGAAGCTCAGCGTATAGGCTCAGATATTAACGGTATTATACAAGGCGGATGGGGAAGTGCGATTGAAAGCCTATTAGGAGACGTTGGAACGGCTATTAATAATAGTCTTGACGCTTACAGCTTCTTTTCAGGGTTATTCAACTTTGGCGATTCTGACGCTGATATTCCGGCAACTACTGCCGAACTGGTCGAGGCTAAGAAAAATCAAGATTCAATTCGTACTGCAATGCAAACTTTTGCTTTGACGTATGCCATTAATTCCGCAACTGAAATTGAATATACAACTGATGAGGAATTAAACGAAATAGCCGATCAAATCAATGCTCAATATGACAAGGTTTTTGCATTGCCGGATATGGATATTTCAACTTTTAATATATTGCAAGATCAAAAAACGGCGTTTGCAAAATTTGTTGACGATCAGACATTGCAAGTATTGAAAGTCACAGAAGTTGAAGTTGTTAATGAAAGTCTTTTGACTTTGGCATATAAATATTATGGTAATCAAGATAATGTTCAGCTTTTGCAGGATTTGAACTCTTTTGATAATCCAAGTTTAATTAACGGAACTGTAAAGATAGCGGTAGGGTAAAAAGAAAAACCCCGGCGGTTAAGCCGGGGCAAATCAATGGAGCTGTTACTATTTGTCAAAGTGTTTCAATCAGAGGCAATGTTACTATACTTTTCAATGTTTCAATCTTCACTCAATGTCACTATCTAGCCAGTTGTTTCAATTTCTTGACATGTTACTATCTCAAATCCTGTTTCAATTTCCGATAATGTTACTATCTATTCTGATGTTTCAATCTGAAGTTATGTATTAATCATGGATTGTGTTTAATATCCTGTAATACCTTTTCAATTCCTGGACATTCAATCTCGTGAGCGTGTCCGAGTATTTCAATTGCGTAAGGCTTTGGCGGTTCACATTTGTAATGGTAAAGATAGGCTACTCGATGCCAGTGTGACAAAAAGAGCTTGACTGAATACCGCTTACAACGTGCGTGAATATGTCCGGCTGGTAATTTTCCCTTGCTATATGACTTGTAAGCCTCGGTATTTTTGCCAACTGATTTTGCTTTGGATTCGGCTTGAGATTTATATTCCCCTGCCTCGTTTTTTTCGTTTTCATATTCTTTACGTGCAAGGTAAAGTTTGCCATATACGTCTTTATCGTTATTCATTACCTTTACGAAACTTTCTCCAATTTTCCAGCAGAGAGTTTTAATCCTGGCGTTCCAAGGCCGCTTTTGCCCTTTTTCCCATGATTTAGTCGGATCAAGTCCAGCGTATGCCTGAATATGTCCAGCCGTTGGAGCTTGAGTAATATCAATATGAGCCAGCAATCCAGCGGCAATTACCGGGCCAATTCCCATAACTTCCATTGACCACTTACCAACCGGATTAGATTTAGCAAACCAGTTCAAAGCTGATGCAATATCTTTTTCCTCTTGCTGGCGAAGTTCAAATTGCCATTGAAGCGCAAGCGGATTAATATTTTCGTCTTTGCCTTGCTGAATTGCCCGGATTTTGTTTTGCAAGTCAATGCGCCGTCCCTGTGCCTCGTAATAAGAGTCAACTAAGGCTCTTGCTTCTTCAACATTCATGTTTTTTGCGTGTTCACGCAGTTCTTTGTTAATCATCGGTACTACTCCTTTTGATTTTGTTGAAAGCCTCATGCTTTCGTTGTTGAGTATATTATACAACCTAAAACGGATATGTCAATAGGCAAAAGTAAAAAATATTAAAAAAACTTGAAAAAAATTACTTTCGGCTGTATTATATAATATGTAAGTCCTTAAAAGTAGATATATTATGGCAGATGCACAAACAAATACAATCGTAATGAACATAAATAACCGGCAGTACAGCCAGTTTAAAGAGGTAAGTATTACTCAATCTTTGGACTCTATAGCCGGTTCTTTTGAGGCTGTAATTGCTAACGAGGTAATATCAAAGTTATCGGTTAAAATGTTTGATACAGTTGAAATATTGGTAAATGGATTCGGTGTTTTGTATGGTTATATCAACAATACTAATCCAAGCTATTCAACCAGCTCACACGATGTTAATATTTCAGGATTTGATCAGACTATTGACGTTGTGGAGTGCAGTATTAATACAACAGTTACATATAATGGACCAATTACTCTTATTGATTTAATTTCTAAAATATTAGATGATAGTAAAATCAATTCAAATATTTTAGTATCTTATCAAAAAGGAATTGAAAAAATAAGCTATAATAAAGATGAAATAGTTGCCGCTGAAAGCGGAGAGTCTATATTTGACTATATTGATCGAATTGCGAGAAAAAAACAATGTTTATTAAGCCATAATAATAAAGGAAATATTGTTATATATCGCATTGCTGGACTTGATATAGGAGCAGAGATACGCAATGAGGCAGGGAAAAACAATAACGATTTTATTTTAAGTGCCGGGGCTACTTATGATTACAGCCGGAGATTTCGTGGAATTGTTGTAATATCTCAAACTCAAAAAGGTAATGATATAATGGGATGGGCTAGAGATAATGGTGCAAGAGATAATCGAATAAAAGCTATTATTTCAGATTCGGCAGTCGATTTAGAAACGGCTCAAAAAATAGCAACTTGGGAAGTCAATAAACGCCGGAGCGATTCAGTCCAATATTCCTGTCGTTTGCAGGGATTTTGGGCTACTAAAGATAAAATATGGCAACCTAATCAGCTTGTCAATATCTACGATGATTTTGCCGATATTAACGGTAAAATGCTATTACGAGATGTGACATATAATCTAAGTGATAATGAGGGTTCAACCGTTGACTTGACGTTTGTATCCCCGGATAGCTATAGCTTGCAGTTGACAGACCCGAACGCTAAATACAATAAAACAGGGGATAATATAAAGCGATGAAATTAGGACGGCAGACAACAACACTAAATGATAAAGGCGAATATCCGACTACCCAAGTAAAAGGATTAGGACAGATTAATCAGATTCGGCAGTTTACGCCTTACGGATATTTCTGTTCGCCGCCGCTGAATTCAACCTGGTTAATTTTTCCGGCACGTGGAAACTATGACGATTTAGTCGGAATAGGACACGACTTTGAAAAACGGTTTAAAAATCTTTTGCCGGGTGAAGTCGCACTTGCAAACACTGAAACTGGACAGTATATTAAACTGGACAAAGACGGTAATATTAATATATTTACCACAAAGGATATAAATGTGAATTGTTTGAACGCAAATGTAACTGTAACCGAGGCGGCAACGATTACCGCTAAAACTGCTAATTTGACCGTTTCAGACACAATGACTATAACTTGCCCTACTACTAACTGGACTGGCGATATTAACTTGACAGGTACATTGAATGCTACTGTTGATGTAATAGCTACTACTGTATCTCTTGCTAGTCATATACATAGTGCTGTAGTTACCGGGCCTAACAATTCAGGGCCGCCAGTACCATGAGTAAGATAGATATCAAATTAACTGAAAACAGCAATGGGATTTATGATGTTGCTATTGACCCGGCAACCGGTGATTTAGTTAATGACCCTAGTTTCGATACTGATATTCAGTTTTCTTTATTTACTGATCGCCGGGCAGATGAAAGTCAAATACAACAACCTGAGTTGCGCCGTGGATGGTTTGGGGATTCGTTTACAACTCTTGACGGATATCAAGCTGGCTCTTTGATATGGTTATTAGATCAAGCCAGATTAACAAATGAGACTTTAAGCAATGCTCGTGATTTTGCTTATGACGCTTTAAACTGGATAATTGAAAAAGATTATGCAACCCGCATAAATATAACCGCAACCCCGGCAAATAATGAAAGTATTATTTTAAGGATTAATATTTTTGTTGATAATAACCTTGTAAGTTCAAACGTATATAAAATATGGAAAAATTCAAACTATGCTTAATTTACCAACTACACAGCAAAACATAGACAGGCTACGGGCAGACATTAAAAGCGTATTGCCTGAAAGCAATCCTTATGAGGTGACAAGTATTATCAATGCTCTTTGCGTTGCCTTTGGCGGTCGAATTTCAGAAGTATACGAGCAGTTGTTAATATTGCAACGTGACCAGTACGCAACTACTGCTGAATTGCAAGCATTGCTTATTATAGGGCAAGTATACGGACTTTCCCTCAACCCGGCAACTAGTGCAAGCGGATTAATAACATTGACCGGTATAGCCGGAACTATAGTTCATCAATTTTCCGCTTTTCAATCTACAGCCGGGGAGGAATATACAACTCAATCAAGTGTAACGCTATCGGCTAATACAATCAATATTAATAGTATTACAAGAGCCGGAACTACTGCAACGGTTACAACCGCAAGCAATCATAATCTAGGTTCAGGCATGGAAATTGTAATTGCCGGGGCAAATGAAACGGATTACAACGGCACATTTGAGATAGTTGTTACCGGACTGGATACATTTACTTATCAGGTTGCGAATAGTCCGTCAAGTCCGGCAACAGGCACTATAACCGCAAGTTATACCGGGGCAAGCGTTGAAGTCGTTGCAAGTAATACTGGACAATCTACGAATGTATTAGGCGGCGCAACGCTAACGGCAACGGCAAGTATTGCCGGTCTTGACGGCACTGGTTATGTTCAGTATTCAGGTATTGACGGCGGTTCTGACATTGAGACGACAGAGGAATTCAGGACACGGCTATTATTTAGAATTCAAAATCCTTTTACGCCATTCAACGAGGCGACTATTATTTCAACTGCTAAAGAAATATCCGGCGTTACTCGTGTTTGGGTGTTTGAACCGAATGAAATTAATACGAGCGATACACCGTCAAGTATTAATGCGATTGCAACTGATTACGCTAAAATTACTTTTAGTACTGACCATGATTTATTAGACGGAATGAAAGTAGTAGTTTCCGGGGCAAATGAAGCGGCATTCAATGGCACTTTCAGGGTTATTATTGTATCGAATACGGAAGTTGTTTATTATTCAAGTGGTGTAACCGGTTCTGCTACTGGATCGCTTAATGTGGCTTACAGCAATGTTCAGTTAGGGCAAGTTAGAATATTCTTTGTGCGTGATAACGACCCGTCAATTATTCCAAGCGCAAACGAAGTGTCAACCGTTGAAACTGCCATTTTAGCATTAAAACCGGCAAATACAGCAGATCAAGATGTAATAGTTGCCGCTCCAACTGAAAAGGCAATCGATTTTGATTTTACCGCACTTTCGCCGGATACATCGGGATTACGCACAAGCATTGAATTAAATTTGCAGGCTCTTTTTAAAGATACTGATATTGGTGCAACGATTACACAAGATCAATACAGAACAGCTATTCAAAACAGTTTCGATTCTGAAACCGGTCAAGGCGTTAGCTCTTTTACTTTATCAACTCCAACGAGTTCTCAGACAAGCGCATATAATGAAATTTTAACACTAGGAAATATAACCTATACTATTTAATATGGCAACATTCAAAGAACATACACAAGCTGAACAGGCGCAAATGTTAGGAATAAAACTTCCTCAAGGTGATTTTTGGCTTGCAAAGAATATCCCGGATACCAATCTGTATAAGTTACTTATAGGGATAGGTATAGAGCTTTTGCGTCTTGAGGGTAACTTGAATTATGTATCTGACGAGTTAACCTTAGTTAATACAAATGACCTTATTGATGAATGGGAAACCGAATATAATATAGCCGGTTCATGCCTTTCAAGTTTATCGGAGGGTGCAGACCTTGAGACACGTATTAACAATATTTTAATTAAGATTTCAGCAGACGGAACTAGTATAGAAGATCAGTTCGAGCGATTGGCGTTAAAACTTGGATTGACTATTGATGTTATATCAGGCATAGATTATCAGTCGTTCCCTTTTACATTTCCAATATATTTTGTTGGAGATTCAAACCGAGAATTGCGATATATCATTGTTATTGACCTTAAAGAGACTGCCGCAAGTGTATTTCCGTTTACATTTCCAATTACTTTCGGCAATCCGGCAGTATCAATAATGAAATGTTTTTTTGAAAAACTTAAACCTGAAAATTGCGATATTGTTTATATTAATGAAAGTATTACACCAACTCCAATACCGCCAGTAATTACTTTTGATTTATTTGAAAATGACCCATTTACATATCATGCAATCGATCAATTAGCAGGTTCAAATTCAGAAGCCTTGCAAATTCAAGATATATATAACTAAAGGAGATTAATAAAATGGCTGTCGTATTAAAAGAATATTCTAAAACAACTTCAAGCACTAGTCTTGAAACAATTATTTCCGCTGTGTCAGACGCAGAGGGATTACGGCTAACTTCAATTATTGCATATAACCCTACTGGTGGTAGTGTTAATGTGGAAGTGACCATTAATAATGGTAGCTCTGATGTAATTACCCTTGCAGATACTGGATTAGCAGCTGGTAATAGCACTTTTCTAATTGTGGGAACCGATCAAGTTAATATCGGTCAAAATTATATAGTCAAAGTAAAATCAAGCGTTTCAGGCATTCAGTTTTATGCCTCTGCAACTTTGGGAGTATCTGTATAATGGCTATTACACGAAAAACCTATGGTAATGAAAAACGAGACGGAACTCGTAATTATGATAATACAGGTTCTGCATTAACAGCAACTACTTTAGATGAAGCAGTCACAGAGGTCGATACCAAGGTTGAAACCGAGACCGTAGTAAGCGTCAACACACAGACTGGAACGGTAACTCTTGATACTGACGATATTTCAGAGGGAACCACTAATAAGTATTTAAGCGATACTGATAAAACTACTTTGACAGGCGGAGATACTACCGATGCAGATAGTCTGCATACTCACGATTCAAAAGCAAATGCCCCGACAACGTCAGGAGACAATACTATTCCACGTATGGACGGAGTTGATGGGATTACCCTGCAAAGTTCAAACTTACTTATTGACGATACAGGTATATTATATGTTGACAATATCGCAGAGTTAACTACTGATGTAGGTATAACTATTGACGGTTGCTTAGTTAAAGACGGTTCAGTTGCTTTGTCTGATGATATTGATATAGCTTCACTAAGCGAACAATTAACACCGGCAACCGGAATGTATTTAATTGTTGATAATGCTGGCACACGTGAAAAAGTTAACTGGGATAAATTACCGACAACTGGAGCTACGACATTTATCGGACTGACAGATACCCCGACAGATTATACTGGGTCGGCAAGTTTGTTTGTGAAAGTAAATGCCACTGGTGACGGATTAGAATTTACCGCCGGTACATCGGCTCCGGTTGATAGTGTTAATGGGCAAACTGGTGTAGTTGTATTAGATGCAGATGATATAGATGATACATCAACAATAAATAAGTTCACAAATGCCACTGATATTTCAAAACTCTCAGGAATTGAGACCGGAGCAGAGGTTAACAATATAAGTGATGCTGATGCAGGTATTCTTACAGGGGGGAGCGGTGCAGATACATTACACACTCATGCTCATGATCCATATTATGGGTTTGGTATGGTTTTATCAAATGGCACTGACGCTGACCATGATATTGATATTAGCTATGGTGTCAAATTAAGTTCAGATAAAAAAGAGACTATTGAGCTATTATCATATACAAAACAAATTGACGCTAACTGGACAGAGGGAGATAACGCCGGGGGGTTTCCAAGCGGCTTAACATTATCCGCAAATACTTGGTATAAAGTTTTTGCAATCTATAGCCAAACAAGTGAAACGTCTGATGCAGGTTTTGACACTTCCGCAACTGCAACTAATCTACTTGCCGATGCAACCGGATATAATAAATATAGATATTTAGGTTCAGTATTAACTGACGCAAGTAGTAATATAATAGCATTTTTTCAGGACGGTAATATTTTTTACTGGAAAACAAAGGCGCTCGATTTAAATGATACATCAAGTGTAGATTATACAACTAGAACACTAGTATCTTTATCTGTACCAAGTGGGTATAATGTTAATGCAATTATATCTACTAATTATGCCAAAGGCTCAAATTCAGCAGTAATATTTACATCTCCCGATGAAACAGATCAAACACCTTTAAGAAGTCTATTGACTGACGGAATAGGAGCTGCAAACGTTCCATCAAGTTTTAATAGATTAATAGTTAGAACAAATACATCTAGTCAGATTTATGTTAAATCTGATAACTCGACATTCACTTATTTAAACATTCATACAATAGGTTGGATAGATAATAACATTTAAAACTTGACAAAAACAACTTTACATATTATTTTAACAAAAAAAGGATAATAACAAATGAATATAGCAGATAAATCAGCAGGTTCGACATATACAAGCGCTGAGTTTAATCAGTTCAAAAATGAAGTTCAAAACGCGATTGAAAGCTCCGGCACTGCTCTAGCCAGTAGTTCGACACAGCTTAAACAAGCGCTTGCACGATATGCCGGTAATGCCGATGCTTACACAGATAGCGGAGCGGCTGACGCTTATGTACTTAACCCTATTGCTAATAGCGGTACTGGAACTAACTCAGCTCCAAGCGCATACCTGAACATGCAAAAGTGCCGTTTCGTTGCCGGGAATACTAATACCGGAGCTTCAACGGTTAATATAGCCAGCGTGGGGGTTAAAAGCATTAAAAAGAATGGATGGGTTGCGGCGTTAACCGCTGGCGATATTGTCGCCGGGCGTGAGTACATTCTTACTTATTCCTCAAGTGACGACTCTTTTAACCTTATTGCGACTATTCCGAGCGTTGCGACTATTCCGAGCGTTGCGACTAATATTGAGTATGGCATGGAAGTGTCAAATGGAACTGACGCAGACCATGATGTTAATATTTCAGCAGGGTTAAGAGCCGATTCTACTTATGTTGATGTTATGTCTTTAGCATCTACACTTGTTAAACAGATTGATGCTAATTGGGTTGCCGGTACTAATTCCGGGGGATTTCCAAGCGGATTAACTCTATCCGCAAATACTACTTACCATGTTTTTGCTATCTATAATCCGACTACCGGCGTTACGGATGGCGGATTTGATACTTCCACAACTGCCGCAAATCTAAGATCAGACGCAACTGGATTCACTAAATACCGTTATCTAGTTTCAGTTATGACCGATTCTAGTAGTAATATTTTAGGATTTTATATGAAAGACGGTTTTGTTTTCTTAAAAACTCGAAAACTCGGATTTAGTGAAGCCGGTCAAGATTATACAACTCGAATACTCAAACCAAGCGGCGGCCCGACAGGATTTAATTTTGAAACAACACTAACTGCGATAGGTGAACGAAGTTCCTCAGCGGGTGCTGTTCTTTTCATGTCTCACAATGAAGCGGATCAAACTCCGAGCGTAACAGGTCTTGCAGATTTAGCCTTTAATGCAGAGTCGGGCAACGGTTATCGAACTGCTGAGATTAGTCGCTTGACGGACACCTCGGGGCGTATCTACGTGAAGTCCGATGTAACTAATATACCCATTCTCAATCTTTACACCGTTGGATGGAAAAACCCAGGAGATTAATTATGTTTGTGAAAATTGATGGAAATCGAAAACAGATAGCGGCATATAGTGATTATGCCGGTCAGGATTCAGGGTTGTTAAATGTCGATCAATTAACTCCTGATAAATACCATAGTCTTAAAACTGATTATGAAGATTTTATAGGCGCTGATCAATGGGAAATAGCCTCAGATGATAATACTAAAGCTGAACTCATTGCTGAAATATCAAAGGAAATTGATAATCAAGTAGCTATTCAGCTATCTAGCGGGCTTGAATTTGAAAATAATACATTCCCGCTTATTGGAAATAATTACAGTCATAATATGGCGGCGGCAACCGCTTATATTGTTCAGGGGTTAACCGGGGGGCGTGATTTATTGACTATTGACGGTAATTATGCAACCGTTACGGATATTCCCGGTCTTTTGACTGCTGGTGATACTTTAGTCACAGGCGTTATTAAGTCCGCTGTAGATCAAAAAACAGCATTGCAATCTAATACAAATTATGAACTTTATGAAATGTTAGGAGCTTAACATGGCATGTGGCAGACGTAAACCAAAGGCAAGTACTAAAGTTCCAGCGGTTAACACAACTCGAACCGGAAGAGGTCGTTTAAGGGGTGGCAAGCGTAAAAAATGATAATCTTATTCATATATGCTATATTAGGACTTTCATTATACTTTGTGCCGGTCGGATATGATAAACTCTATGGAACTATTATAGAGTTGATGATGTCATTGCTTTGCTATAAAGTATTTATCTTAATTAGCTATGAATATCCGGTTAAAAAATCGTTTGCATTTTTTCTGTTTATCTGGAATATAATCAACGTTTGTTTATTTGCATGGATTAATCCTGATTTATCTTGGTATTCAACTATTATTGCTCTTGAGATTTTCGTTTATATCTGGACTCTTGCCTATTGTTGTTATCGTGGATATAACTTGCAGTCTGATAAGTATTCAGACAATGGAGTTTATCTAGTGTTTAAACAACCGGTTAACTTTATTGATTATGTCCATTGTATCTTTTTGAAACCTGTATCGAGCGTTTCGGTTGTTATTGACGGTGAGTGGTTTGGCTATACTTTGGGACGCAATTATCGAAGTGAAAAATATGAGCCGCACAATACCGATACATATATCAAACTTGACATTAAGTCAATGGATGCGGTCATTATTTTAAATAAAATGATCGGAGCCAAATGGGGAATTACTAATAATTGTTGTCATGCCGCACAGCAGTTGTTTAAGTATAATTTTAATTTACTGGATAGTTTTCCATGTGTATTTTTTAAAAAGGTGAGGAAATTAATAAATGATAGGTAAGGATACTCCGGCATGGGTTAGTGCGGTTTTAGTTGCAGTCATAGCGATATGTACGTTTGCGGCAACGTATTTAAGTTTGAACTTGAACCCGATTCAAAAAGAAGTCAAAGAATTAAAAGTAAACTTTGACACGCATTGTATATCAGACGATAAAAGATTTTCAAAACTTGAAACTAAGTTTGAACGCAATGAAAAAGATGTCAGAGATGAAATAAAAGAAATACGAAACGATTTAAGCACAATAAAAGAACAAAACAGTGCTATAATTACCGAACTTAAATATTTGAAAGAAAAGAGGTAAAATATGTCTGGAGATACTAGTTTTGAGGAATATTCAAAAGGTCTGACTTCCCCGGCTGATGTTCATACATTGATTGCGGCAGGGGGAACCGCAAGTTATACTTACAAGACTGCTCCAAGGGGTTTTTATGTTAACTCAAGCGGAACGGCTGTAATAGACGATAGCGAGGGAACGGAAGTAACATATAATGTAATAGTTGGGCAGATTATCCCGATTAGACCGTATGCAGTCAAAGCAACCTCAACAGCAGATTTGATAATGTTATGGTAACTGATAATTTAACATTCAATGTGAATTATGATAATATCCATGCGGATATTTTACCAGTATTCCAAATAAAAATGAATGCGGGATTATTTGATTTCAGTTGGACTGGCCCTAATCGAGTTTGGTTCTTTCCTGATGGTTCAACCTCAACAGATGAACGACCCGCTAAAATATTATCAGAAGCCGGGATAGTTGAATTAAGAGTTAATACTTCTGATGACTGGCAAGGGGGTTACACTCTTAATTCTTTTGACACGTTAAATAATTTTATTGGTGATTTATCAGATTTTCCCGCAATAAATGGCAGTATAACTTTAAGAAATTGTTCAAATGTTACTGGTGATATTTATTATATATCTCACTTAACAAAAAATCTTGAATTAACGAATTGTGTTAATATTATTGGTGATTTGATTTCACTTAAAAATATTACTGGATATATCAGAATGAGTAATTGTGTTAACATAACCGGAGATTTAAGTTCAATTGAAAATGCGACTAATGATATAAATTTAGGTAATTGCTCTAATATAACTGGAGATTTAAGTTCCGTTGAAAATATTAATAGCACGCTTATACTCGAGAATTGTTTTGATATAACCGGAGATTTAAGCTCGGTTTCAAATGTAATCGTTAATTTGAGATTAGCTAATTGCTTTAATATAACTGGTGATTTGAGTTCATTAAACAATATTACTACATCTATTAATTTATCAAATTGCTTTAACATAACTGGAGCGGTAAAAGTTGGAACTACCGCAACTTCAATTATGCTGGAAAATTGTTCAAATATTGATGTCGATCAAACATTAATTAATATTGATACGACAGGAGAGTCAGATGGCAGTATTGATTTAACTGGATGCGGTATTCCAACGGTTGCAAGTTCAACGGCAATAACAAATCTATTATCGAAAGGATGGACTCTTTTACTTGATAGTTAAGGATTAATTATGCCTAAAGCATTTACAATTAACATAGGATTTGATAATCCGACATTTATATTAGGTTCAGTCGTTTCACCTTTTACCGCAATGTATTTGTCTGATTATGACCAATTCACATATGCCGTTATTTTAACAAAAGCAGATTCACTTGAAAAAGCAATCGCAATAGCAAACTTATACAATACAGGAGATTCAATTATGCCTAATTCATTGATCGTACATTCCGCAAGCTATACTGACGCTGTCGAGCATGAGCTTGTACAAATTTCAACAACCGGGGCAGTCGGCGAACAGGTTACAAGCCTGAAAGTATCTAATAAGGGCGTATCTGACGCTGTGATAACATTCAAGGTTACAGATTCCAGCGATGTAGTTAAAATTGAATTTACCGAAACCGTACAGGCAGGAAAAAATCTTGTGCCGATTTCCGCAATGGACAGAATGAACTTACTTGATACAGACAAGTTTACTGTGACTTCTGACACCGCAGTCGCAATTGATTATTATCTGTCAACCAACCTCGGTGTAATCATTTAAGGAGGTTAAACATGCCTGAATACATAGAAAACGGCGATAAAAGATTAAAAGGTAATATTGATTTCAATAATTTCGATATTGAAAACCTTAAAGCGATTATGTTCAAAGATGGCCAGGAATTTAGCGACATAATCGCAAGTGACTTGAAAAAAGCCGCAACCGAATTAACAATCGCAACCGGAGCGGTCACAAAAACCGCAATGGTACATACAATCGACGGCGAAGGCGATGCAGATGATGACCTTGCAACTATTAACGGTGGTACTGCTGGCGACTTCTTGTTGATTTATCCGGCTAACGCCGCACGTAATATCACAATCAAACACGGTACCGGAAATATAGTGACTGGTGACGGTGCTGATTATCTGATTCCAGATGACGGCATGGTATGGATGCACTATGACGGTTCTAACTGGCGAATGTTACCGGCGGGAACGTCGGGGGGTAGCGGAGGAACTGCTAGCGATTCAGATATAATCATCATAACTAAATCTTACACCTCAAGAATATAACAAAGGAGAATTATCATGGCTGAGATTTTTGACTCTCAAACATTTGAGTACTTTAACAGGTTAAACACAAATGGAAACTCTGATTGGACACTATCAGGAAGTGGAACCGGCGAGTATTATTATACTGTAGCTGGAACTTATGATTCTAACAGTCTATTTTATGCCGGAAATGTATTACTCGTTTCAGGAACCGCTGGCAGTTTAGCCGCTGGAGAATTTAATCTTACAGGAACTACATTAACTGTACGGTTACCGGCAGATGCATTAGAGGGTGTTACTGCGGGCTCTGACCCTGACAGCGCACCATCAGGGCACGTCAAAGGTTTTGATGTTGTTTCAGAGGAAAACGTAATCACTGATATTGCAGCATCTACAGAGGCAGATGTTACACAGGTAGCTTTAATCAATGAAGATTCTACTAATGATATTACTGCTAAGTTGTATCGGATCGAATCAGATGGTACTCGGAAGTCGCTTACCTCGGTACTGACAATTACAGGTGGCGATACCGTATATGTGGGTGCTTTTGGATTACAGACAGGGGAAACTTTTGCAATTAGAGCAACAGGGGCTATGTCTGTTGATTCATCTATTAACAAAAGGAGTACAACCTAATGAGTGGGACTAGCGGGTACATTAATCGACAAAAAGCAGAAAGACAAAGAGTGTTAGAAGCCAATAGAGAAAAAGTTAAAAACATTCAAATTAACCGCGCTGAACTCGTATCCGTCACATCGGCTTTCTTAACAGGGAAGTACGGGGAAGATGCTTTTATTCAGAAGCATCCACTTGTCATTGCGATACTTAAAAGTGCTAATGGAGCCATTGTGGACATCCCGAAATTACAAACAGACATAGAGGAATTTGAAAATGGCATTCAAGAGTCTGCGTAATCTTAATTCTTTAGGAAAAGCTAAGAGATATAGAAGTGCATCAACTGCGGGATTAGTAGTTGGCGGTATTTCTTCTTTGGTTATTACTTTGGCCAGCTTTGGCAATACGACTGCCAATGGCGAATATACATGGAATGAAAGTAACGAAAACCACGAGTATTCAGGTGATTATTCTGGAATGCCTTTCACGTCTTTATTCTTTTGGAGTTCTACAAATTCTCGTTGGGAGAATTGGGCTTTAGACTATGATTTTGGGAATACGGGGGCAGTTGAATCAATGTATTATTCAACTGCCGGAAGTGAAACAGAAATACCAACAACCGGATGGACTTTTGATGATACATCGTTACCACCATTTGGATATGAAACTATTGGGACTGTGACAGTAACTTAAAGGATAATTATGCCATTTAGAAGAATACAAAAACTTGATGAACTTGGGTATATGGATCGTTCCGATTCTATTTTTTTATTGAATCGAAAATCTGGCAATGACGATAATACTATTTTTTTGTTAGATAGTAGTAAAACGCCTTTTAAAAATGTTTCAAGTACGCCGTCTACAATAACGTATGATGATGGTTTGACTTCTGATAACAATCCAATGAACCAAATTTTTGGTAAAAACTCATTGAAGGCCGTTAATGATGGGTCCACTACAAATTATATTGAATTTACACTGAAAGACGAAGTACTGTTGCCTAATGGGTTTACTTTGGACTTTTGGTTAAGGGTACCTACTTTCACTCTTAACGTGGAGGGTTTCGCTATAGTTGCTGCTTTTTCTTCTGCTGGCGATACATCTGATTTTTTTAGTTTTTATAAATTAAGTTACAACTCTAAGCTACGATTTATTTTTTCGTATAGCGGAGGTATATACGATATAGATAGCATTCAATCAATAGCGTCATCTACTTATCAACATATAGCGGTCACTTCAGATGGGAAATCGCCACCAAAGTTATATATTGATGGTGTTTTTTTTAAGACAACGACACAAACACCAATAGTCACAGGGGTAAAAACTATCAAATTTGGCATAATTACAAATACAGGTTCTAATGAAATGTATATAGCTGAAGCAAGATTATCAAATATAGTCAGGTGGGATAGCGACTTCACACCCCCAACAAAAAGTTATTATTAAATTATAACCAAAATAAGAGATAGCAATGACCGACAAAGAAAAACACGTAACCCAACTCCGGGAAAACGCCAGGAAATGGGGATTGAAAGCTCCGCAAAGTTTTTGGGATGTGCCAGTATGCAAATTAGCCGACGCTTACAATGGAGCAGGCCCGGATAGCTGGTATGAATGGGCCAGAGATATAATGTCATTTCTTTTGCGTAGATTTCGGGAAGCCGTTTTAATTCATGACTGGCAGTTTGAGAATTCAGACGGCGATTACGGAACGTGGGAACTGGTTAATGATGAGATGTATGATAACATGATGTTAATCTGCGATGCAAAATATTCGCACTGGTGGTCATGGCCGATTAAAAGATTTTGGCAACGCAAAGCATATTTAACCGCTGAAGCGCTCGATACAGATGTTTGTTATCAAGCATGGTTGCAAGCATATAATAATAAAACAAAATAAAGGGAACGCAAAATGAAAAAGATTATCTTTTTAGCTCTGCCATTGATGTTGGCTGGATGTGCATCGACTTACAAGACTACTATTATTGACCCTAAAACCGGAAAAACAGAGAAAATAATTGAAAGCTCTGAAAGTCCAATTGCAACTATCGAAAAATCATTGAAAGACAAAACGGTTATTGTTTGGGGTGATGGATTAAAAATGTCCGGTTCGATATCTCCGGGAACGACTGAAAATCCTATGCCGCATATTAAAGGCGAATTCCGCAATGGTAATGCTGGGGTAGGTTCTTTCCACAAAGACATGACCGCAGATAAGTTACAAGGTATTGCCACAATTATACAGGCAACTAAAACAGATGCCATTATGGGGATTACAAAAGACGGCGTTTCGATTGGTGGTAAGTCAACAAAATAAACATTCTACATATTTTCTTATATGCCCCGGTTATTCCGGGGTTTTTTATTGACAAAAAAATAACGGCAGTTTAACGACATGCCGAGGTCGGGAAATAAGGAGGGGAGGGGTTAGTTATTATTAATCCATTCGTCACGCTTTGATCGACATTGTTCAAGGGTTTTACCGATACAAGAAAAAAGTTTACCTGATTCAGTTCGGTAATCATATTGAAAGCGGATTACTCTTTTACGTCCGATTTTAGTTGAGAACTTTTCGTAATTCTCTTGACCCTTACCACATGTTGAAATTCCATTTAAGTTCATTTTCACTACTCCTGTTTATTTCCGGCCTGCCTCGTGCTTGCCTTTGTTTATATTATACAACCTAAAACGGATATGTCAACCCTTGTTTTAAAAAAATATCGAAAAAATTTAAAACTTGACAAATTAACATAATCATATTATATTAGATAAGATACAAATAGTCAAAGGAATAAAACAAATGATAATTGACTTAATAGATAAATGTTTTTTATCCAATTTTTTTAAAAAAAGAAAATTAAATAAAGAATATAAACAATATATTAATGAACATATTGCAAATGTGCAAAAGGCATGGAATGAGCTACAAGAGCTTGCAAAAAATGAATGCTTTACATTCTATTATGATGATTTTATTAATCGTCAAATATGTTATTTAATTGATAATCATGATCAAGATAAATATAATCATAATATATTCGATTCATATCGGAAAAACTTTTTTCCTATAAATGAAAAAGAGAAAAAAAAGAATAAAAAAAGATTCGAATTTGCTTGGAAATATCATTGGACAAATAACCCACATCATCATCAGTTTTGGAAATCTTTTGATATAGTATGGGGGAAATATCCACAAATTCCATATCAATGTTTTTTAATTGAAATGATTTGTGACTGGCAGGCTATGGGATATAAATTTGGAGATAATGCTTATGAGTATTATTATGCAAATAAAGATGATATATTTATTTATCCTGAATGGGTTGAATATTTAGAGTCTATTTTAGAACTTTATAATAAGAAAAAAATATAAAATGGATATAAACAGAAAACTAACCGCAAAACAAGAGGCGTTTTGTCAAGATTTTATCATCTCTAATAATGCTCTTGAATCATATCAGAAAGTATATTCGACAAACGGTTCTAAGGCAAATCAGATAAAAATGGCTTTTGAGGTCAGACATAATCCATCAGTCGAAGCTAGAATTGCTGAATTACAGGAATTAGCGAGGCAAAGAAATAATGTAACGGTTGATCGGATTGTTAACAGGCTAGCTTGCCACGCATTCACTGACTTTACAGAGATTGCCGATTATGAAAATGGGCGCATGTCTTTACACTCTTTTAAAAACTTGACACCTCAACAAAGAGCTTGCATTAAAGAGTTTAAATTGAAGACAGTTACAAAGATTGTTGATGAGGAGTATGTAGATTGTGATTATGTTGAAATCAAATTATATGACCAGCAAAAAGCCCTTGATATGCTCGGAAAACATCTAGGCATGTTTACGGAAAAAATCGAAACTACTCATAAATTTACTGGCCCTAGTCCGATTATTTTTGGAGACACTAGCAAGCCGAATAAAGATAAATGAAGTTATGCGAAAAATTCAAGCCGTTTTTTGAGTTATTAGACGATGATAAGTCAAACGGCGAATATGATAATATCAGATATGTTATATTGATCGGCGGTCGCGGCGGTGCCAAGTCTCACGCATTATCTACTTGGATTAATCAGGCAAGCTATAAGCAAGGTTGGGGAATACTTTTCACTCGTTATACTATGACAAGTGCGGAAACGTCAATTATACCTGAATTCCGGGCGGTTTGTGAAAGTCTGAATAATGATAATGATTTTGCCTTTAAGCGAACTCAAGTAATTAATCAATATGCTAATTGTGTCATTGACTATAAAGGGTTAAAGCCAACCAGTAATAATTCAACTGGGGCATTGAAATCAGTTTCGGGCAAGAATATATTTGTATTAGAGGAGGCAGAGGATTGTCCGGACTTTGAGCTATTCGACAAGGTTGACAACTCGATCAGAACAATCAAGCAAAAAAACTTGATTATCTTATGCCTTAATCAAGGTCATATTCATCACTGGATTTACAAAGAATTTATTGAACAAAAACGAAATGATGTTATGGTTATTGAGACTAGTTATCTTGATAATTTAGAGTTCCTTGACGATTCATTTATTAAAAAGGCTGAAAGATGCCGAGAACGTGATTTAAAGCGATACCGTCACATTTACCTTAACGACTGGAAAACGGACGTTGACGGTGCTTTATGGGTCGATTCTGATATATCGCCATATCGGATAACTACAGCAGACTTTGAGGAGCTTAAAACAAGCGGAAAGATAGCTAGAATCGCAATAGCTTATGATCCAGCTGTAACGGATAGCGAAAAGCCGAAAGCCGAAAGAATAGCGAATACAGGCAATGAGCCAGATGAGGACGGTATAATCATTGGAGCTAAAAGTATAGATAATCATTATTATATTATTGCTGATAAGAGTTGCCGGGGGAAACGTTCAGAAGTTACTCAAAAACTTGTTGATTTATATCATGATTACGACTGTGAGGCAATTATTATTGAAAAGAATAATGGCGGTGATTTTATTCCGGCATTGATTAAAACGGCTCAAAATGGCAAATATGTAAAATGCCGGACGGTCACAGCGACTAAAGGTAAATTCAAACGAGCGCAACCGGTTCAGTCTGTTTATGAAAACGGTGAGGTACACCATGTAGGGCATTTTTCAGAGCTTGAATATGAAATGACAACTTGGGTGCCTGATATTGGTTTACCGTCTCCAAACCATTTAGACGCTATGGTATGGTTAATTTTTTATCTTTCAGGCAAAGGCAAATTTCAAATCGGTGCTACCGTGGCATAAAAAGAAGAGCCGGGAATAAATCCCGGCTCACGAAAGGAAGTAGTTATTATATTATACATGCTAAAAACTTTTTTGCAACTTTTTTAATATTTTTTTGTTTTAGGTGTTGACATATCCAAAATAGGTTGTATAATATTATCAACAACAAAAACAAAGGAGTAGTAAAAATGAAAACGCCATCACAAAAAAGAGCAAGAGACGAATTCGCACGTATCGCCGGAAACAATAGAGTTATCCTTACAAGCAACTGGATAATTGGCCGTGGAAGATTTTCAACAGTTCGCCGCTTGCCTGCCGGAACAAAAAAAATTGATTATCGTTATTTTTATATTGCAAACAAAACATTGCGAACTAAAGTTGAGCAGTTCAAAAAGAAATATCCTAATTGTAATTCTTTTATCATTATCGAAGATTTAAGAGCATTTAAAGCAGATTGAGTGTAAAAATGAAAATCACAAAAACAAACGAACAATTTGAAATCGAGTGGTCAAACCACTATATGAAAAGTATTAGCATTCTTAAAGAATATCAAGTTGTTTATACTTCCGGTCTTCATTATATCAATATTAACGGTCATTTAATTTCATTTGACTATCGTGTTGACGATGATATACTGGAAATTTTCAGCGCTGAATTATTCAGCTGTGGCAAATTTCGCCCGATCAACATTGAAAAATGTGAATATTATGAAAAAATCATGAACCTTTTTGAAAAATATATGATGGAGTATTAATCATGGAAAAAGCTAAAGCAACAGAAAAGCCAAAAAACGCTTACGATTATTATGAAAAAGGCGAACCGGCAAAAAAATCTGAATATTTCAAAGAGCCGTGTAACTCGTGTAAACATCGGTATTCTCAAGAGGGGGATTCCGATTATATCTGCGATATTTGTGAATACTGGTATTATTGATTTGCCATGCCTAACATCAGACTAAGACAAGATCAAATAGACCGTCTCCGGCGAACTGCCGGGGCTTATGTCATAAACTCAGCTATTGAGCGTTACGATGCCGGGGAAATAAAGATTGTAGTACAAAAGCGGTCAAAAAGGCGAAAAGGTAAAAATGTACTACGTGTTTACTCGACACGAAACGAAAGAGCGTTAGAGCTTTACAAAGAGGGAAAAATCCAAGCCGTGCTAGATGCACACTGGAATAACCCTGTTGATCACAGCAAACAAATAGACTTACTAGACAAACAGATTGAAGCGATGTTTAAACTCCAGCCGGAATATATTATTAATGAAGAATAAAGTCAATATAAAAAAACTTAGATATATTAGGAAATATCTAAAAGATAATTATCAATTCGGTGTTTTTGCTGAAATAGCTAGAGAAAATAATATATCTCCGCAATGTTTTAATCAAATATTATCAGGTTTAACTATACCTGGCAATAACTTGGCAAATGATCTATGTTTATCGTTTCAAGCTAGAGAAATAGATGTTTTCCCTGAAAATATATGGAGTAAATATTGGATATATAAATTTGATGATTATTCAATTATTAATTATAGATATTTAAAGTTAATAAAAAAAATAATTGACAAACTACCTGAACGAGAAAAATTTATTATATCTGAATGGGAAAATAATACATTAAGAGGATTATCAATTAAAATAGGGAGGACCAGAGAAAGAGTTAGACAAATATACAGAATAACATGTCAAAAAATAATGAATGAATTTTATGAAACTATTAACAACGAGGATTAAGAGAATGAAAGTTAAATACAAAATTTTTGAAATAGATAATAGGATGCATAGGTTCAATAGTGAACACGATACTGAAAAGTTCTACATACTTAAAGAATTTTCAGAACAGAGCTTTGACAGCATGGAGTCAGCGATTGAATATCTTAATGATTTTTTAAAAGAAATGGACTTTTTTGCACAAGAATTAAGTTTTACTATTTTACCAATAATTACTATTTGAGGATTGAGAAAATGATTGTTAATTATGGAAAAGTTAAAATGGCTTTTGACAGAGGTGTAATTGATAGATTAAAAGCAAAGACTATCGATGATATAGATATTGATCAATATGATAATGAGATTATGAATGATGCTTTTTTACATGGATTAACTTATTCAACAATTCAAGAATGTATAACGAGCATTGAAAATAAATTTAATATAAGGTTAAGCAATGAAAACACACTACAGAATAGTTAAACGCTGGCAAGATACACAAGAGAAATTCACGCAGATATACATATTGGATGTACAGGCAATCCAACTGCAAAAATGATTGAAAATTCAAGTCCGTTCCCTGAAGACGTTAATTGTAAAAAATGTATTAAATTTATACGTTCATGTAGAAATAAAAATTTTATTTAATACTTGACATTTCCCGAATAGGTTGTATATTAGAGTAAAGAAAGGAGTATTTATGAGTTATCAAGAGTTTTTAGAGAACAAAAAGCTAATCGACTTAGCGACCGGAATTCCTGCCGATCAAATCAAAGACATTAACCCAATGTTATTTGACTTCCAGTCTGACATTGTAAAATGGGCTTTAAAGCGTGGCAGGGCGGCAATATGGGCAGATTGTGGACTTGGCAAAAGTCCGATGCAATTAGAGTGGGCTAAACATGTTCAGGATTATACGCAAGGAAATATTTTAATCCTTGCGCCTTTAGCAGTTTCAGAACAGACAGTTAGAGAGGGTAAAAAATTTCATGTTGATGTTAATATATGCGTTTCTCAGTCTGATGTAAAATCAGGTATTAGTATTACAAACTATGAAAAGATAGACAAGTTTGATATTGATTCTTTTGCTGGTGTTATACTCGATGAATCTAGTATCATCAAGAACTTTTCAGGCAAGATACGCAATAAAATAATTGAATCTTGTTTAAATATACCATTTAAACTTGCTTGCACTGCAACGCCTGCACCTAATGATTTTATGGAAATAGGCAATCATAGTGAGTTTTTAGGCTCTATGACACGCCAAGAGATGCTGGCAATGTTTTTTATTAACGACACAAAAGACACTGGAACATGGCGGCTTAAGGGTCATGCTAAAAGTAGTTTTTGGAGTTGGGTATGTTCATGGGCTATAATGATTCGTAAACCGTCGGACTTAGGTTATGACGATGGTGATTTTATATTGCCTGAATTGAATATTATTCCAACTGTTATTGAGACAAAGAAAACAGGTGACTTTCTTTTTCAAATGGAGGCTAAAACATTGTCAGAGCGTCAAGCCGCACGGCGTGACACCATACAAGAAAGAGCGAAAGCCGCCGCTGATATTGTTAATCAATCTCCTGATGATTCTTGGTTAATATGGTGTAATTTAAATCCCGAAGCCGATACAATATCCAGTATGATTAATGGGGTTAACGTTCAAGGATCAGACAAAGACGATGTAAAATCTAAAAATCTACTTGGATTTGCAAACGGTGAAATAAAAAGACTGGTTACTAAGCCGAAAATCGGGGGGATGGGGTTAAACTTCCAGTCTTGTCATAATGTTATTTTTTTAGGACTATCTGATAGTTGGGAACAATATTATCAATCTATCCGGCGTTGCTGGCGATTCGGTCAAAAGTATCCAGTTAATTGTTATATTGTAACTGCTGATATTGAGGGGGCAGTTGTGTCAAATATTGAAAGAAAAGAAAAGGACGCAGATATTATGACGACAGAAATGATTGCAAATATGAAAGATATTAATTCAATGGAAATTCACGGAATGGAAAACAAAAAATCAGACTATAAAACCAAAGAGGAAAAACACGAAAACTTTACTCTTTACTTGGGGGATTGCGTTGAATGGGTTGAAACTATCCCGGACGATTCAATCCATTATTCTTTATTCTCTCCGCCATTCGCTTCATTGTTCACTTATTCAAATAGTGATCGTGATATGGGAAATTGTAAAAATCATGACGAGTTTTTAAACCATTTTAAATACCTTGCAAGCCATTTATTCAGAGTTACAATGCCGGGGCGGTTACTTTCCTTCCATTGTATGAATTTACCGGCAACGATTACACATGACGGATATATTGGAATAAAAGATTTACGAGGTGATTTAATTCGTATATTTGAACATGCTGGATTTATTTTTCATTCAGAAGTTTGCATTTGGAAAGATCCACTTGTACAAGCTACACGCACAAAAACGCTTACATTGGCTCATAAACAAATAAGTAAAGATGCCGCTAGATGTGCTCAAGGCTATCCTGATTATATTGTAACGATGCGTAAGAATGGCGATAATCCTGAGCCTGTCGCAAAAGGCAGAGGATTTGAAAAATACGTTGGAGATATGCCAGAACCTACAAATCAAAAAACTGATAATCAAGCTAATAATAAATATAGTCACATGGTATGGCAACGATATGCAAGTCCAGTATGGTTTGATATTAACCAGAAAAATACTTTGAATGCTAAACTTGCCCGGGAAAATAACGATGAACGCCATATGTGTCCGCTCCAATTAGATACTATTGAAAGATGCCTTGAATTATGGACTAATCCCGGAGATACTGTATTAAGTCCATTTGCCGGCATCGGCTCAGAGGGATACGGCGCTATTCTTGCAGGGCGCAAGTTTATAGGCGTTGAATTAAAAGAGTCATATTTCAACGTAGCTCTGCAAAACTTAATAGAGGCCTCTGAAAAAATGCATGAACCTGATTTATTCGATATTGAAAACTAACCCAAAACAAAAGGAAATTACCATGACAGAACAAAGATGCCCGACATGTAATCACATTATACACCTGAGCAATGACAAGGCCGACAAATGCCGTAATAACGGCAGACTAGGCGGCAGGCCAAAAAAACAAGTAATAATCAAGCTAAAGCGAGGTAAACAAGAGCGAGTATTTCAGGGCGAGATACTGGACGTTGCAAAAATTTTGTATAAGTGCGGAGTACTGAAAAGCTCTAATTACAAAGCCATGCGGTCTGTATGGCATATCAAAAAAGCATTGATTGAGGGTTGCAGTATTGAGGTTATAAAATAATCTAAATTTTTTCAATAAAAAACAATAATAGGGTTTGAAAAGTTCCTTTTAAGAACTATAATATAATAAGGGAAGCAAAACGCAAGCCCATAACAAAGGAGTAGAACATGTCACAACTCGTAAAGAAAGACACGGCATTAGTCGTAAAAGGTCACTTGGATAAAAACAAAGATGCACTTATGCGGACTTTGCCGGTAGGATTTAACTATGATCGCATGTGCCGAACGGTTATCAATGCTATTTCAACTATTCCTAAAATTGCCGAATGTACACCAGGTTCTATTTTCCTGTCAAGCGTTCGGGCGTTCAGTCTCGGACTTGAACCTAACGGCGCATTAAACGAGGGTTATTTAGTTCCATTCAGGAATAAAGGAATTATGGAAGCGGTTTTTATGCCGTCATATCGTGGACTAATTAATCTTGCCAGGCGTTCTGGTGAAATATCAATTATCTATGCAACTGAGGTATGCGAAAAAGATGAGTTTAATGTTGAACTTGGAACGGATAAAAAGATCACTCACAAGCCAAATTACTTTGAAGATCGTGGAAAAGTAAAAGCGTTTTATGCTGTGTTTACGCTTAAAACAGGCGAGAGCGATTTTGAAGTTATGAATATGCAAGATATTGAAAAAATCAAAGCCTCAAGCAAAACAAGCAATTTTGGGCCGTGGATTGACTGGTATGAAGAAATGGCCAAAAAGAGCGTAATTAAAAGATTGTTGAAACGCGCCCCGATGTCTATTGAGCTTGCTAGTGCTATTCAGGCTGATAATAAGGCAAACGATGGCAATATTGATATTATCGATATTGACGGCCTTGAGATACCAGACGATGAGGATAGCAACTCAAAGTTTGAACAGACTACTACACAGACTGAAAAAACTTCAAAAAAACAAACTGCAAATAAAGCCATGACCCTTGCGGACGCACTTGGTAATGCTCCGGTTACGGTTGACGATATTAAAAGTTATTGCAAAAACAATAATATTGAATATAACGAAACCGAGTTTATCAAAGATCCAAAAACCATTATTGAAAAAGTTTTGAACTGGCAGGATAGCTTGATATGAAACATCACTTAAACGGACCATCAAATCTTGAACGCCGGGCATTATGCCCGGCTAGTCTTAACATTGAAAGACGATTGCCGGAATGTCCGTCAAATCCAGACGCTGAATCCGGTACTAATATGCATAAAGCTATAGAGCTTATGATAAATAATCAAGAAATTGATATGTTGAATTTATCTCCTGATGACTTTGAAATGATTAAAAAATGTTTTGATTTTATCAAAGGAATTGCGGGTAAAAATTCAAATATTTTTACTGAATCTACTATGCGGTTATTCGATGCAGATAACAGTATTATTACTTTTGGCACTGCTGACGTTGTTATTATTACCGCTGACGGCGAATTAATAGTCATTGACTGGAAGTTTGGACGTTTACCGGTTGAATATGCCAAAGACAATATACAGCTTGCTACGCTTGCGGCTATGGCTATGCAAAAGTATGATAAGCAGTCATGTACTGTTATGATTATACAGCCGTATTTAAACCGCTGGAAAGATAATTTTGAATTTACTAATTTTGAATCTATTCGGGATTATGTCAAAGATATAATTGCAAAATGTGAAAGCGTTACCGCTGGCTTTAATCCCGGCGAAAAACAATGTAAGTACTGCCGGGGAATGGCTCATGCTGAATGTCCAGCTGTTAATAATATGGCACTTGCTTTAATGGATAGAAAACAGGATATCGAAAAGCAACTTGAGACAATGCCAGCCGATAATCTATCTATACTTTATGAAAAATTAAAAGTATGTAATAGTCTTATGAATAAAGTAAAATTCAGGATTAAGCAGATTTGCGAAAAAGAAGGATCATGTGGAAATCTGACAATTAAAAAAAGTTCAGGAGGGTTTGAATGTACAGACACAAACGGACTTTATACTTTGGTTAGTGAATATATGTCTACTGATGAGTTTATGGACTGCTGTAGCGTCTCAGTCGCAAAAATAAGAGATAATTTTTCCCGTAAATTAAAAGACGCTGGCGAAATTAAAAGTCTTGATGATGGTAAAGAACGCTTTATGCAAGCGGCGATAGGGTTTATCAAGGCAAAATCAGACAAAACAGAAATAAAGGTTGAAAAATGAAAAAACTATTTATTGCAATCTTATTTTTAACAACCGTAATATCTTATGGCAGAACTTACAAACTTACTAACGTCTCAGTCTATGACGGAGACACTGTATACGCTGATATTCAGCTTGGTTTTAAGCTGCAACTTACACATGTTAAAATACGCTTATCCGGCATTGACACGCCTGAAATACGAACTAAAAACGACATTGAGAAAAAAGCCGGATTACTGGTTCGTGATTATGTCGCAGATATAATTAAAAATCATAAAAATAATTTATTGCTTGTGACTGATGATAATCAAGAGCGTGATAAATACGGTAGGGTTTTAGGCTCTGTTTATTATGATTTTGCAAAGTCTATTACATCGCTGTTAATAGAAAATAAACTCGCTATTCCATATGGAATTAAATACAAACAAGAAGATTACAAACGGATAATCGAAACTTTAAGTAGAAAGGAAAATGAGAAATGAAACATTATACACCTAATCCAAAAACATATGTATCAAAATGCGGCTATTGGACTGGAGTTAATGAAAGAACTAATGACGTTTCACGAGTAAATTGCAAAAACTGCAAACGCACAAAGGCGTATCAAAAAGCGTTACTTGAATACCGGGAAAAGCATGGAAAAATTACCCACTTGGAAAATGTCGCCGTCCACTTGCCGACTCAGGAAAAATGGAATAATTTTTTGAATGCGCTTGACCCTGCTGTATATGGGTGGTGTGGGAATATAAAGCCTAACGATTATAATCAAACCGGCGATGTAGATTGGCGATGTTATAGAAAAAATACTTTTATCTTTATCAAAAAAAGTAAAAAATATATGCTTTTTGGAACTAAAAAATTTATCGGCACTTTAGAAGAAATGTCATACGAAGAGGCTATGTTGTCAAAACCAAACATTGACCATTGTATTAAACAAACTAAAAGTGAATTGGATTATACAATTAATACAGACAAAGGCACTGTTTATACTTGGGGTGATTGCAATCAAAAAGAATTGCCGGAAATGACAGATGCAGTATTTTTTGAGCCGGATTGTCCGGTTGAAGCGGTAAAAGTACAATATCATCCATATAGATTATCCATGGATACTGGCGGCTGAACTCTCTATAATGCAGATGGAGACTATATATTTAATGTCGAGGGCAAAAATATCAGTGACATTACGGGCCATGCTCCTGGCAAACCTACTCAACTTATTGCAGCTCCCCGCTCCGCTTGTGGTCGGACCCCGGCGCAGTTTCGCAGGGATGCAAAGCCGGATTTGAGTAATGTGAAAGTTTGTACTGGCGGCAATTGGAAATCAACCAATTATACAGATATTGAATTATTGCTTAATGATTTAAAAAATAAAACATTTTCAGTAAATTTTTATGACTATCAAATCAAAGAAGAATCAGCAATCCCGGAATGGGTAAAAAAAGGTAATATATGTTTTTTTGAAAATATTCTTTATCGAATTTCATATATTAACTCTAATAATACCGTTACATTGTCGAACGATAACACGTCATGTCATGGTATTAAAATATCAGAGCTAACAAAAGCCGTAAAATCTCCGCTTGATGGTTCAAATATAATTGCTCATTGTGGAGGATGGGAACTCATAATAGATGGAATTATAGGGGAGATAATAGTTATTGGTAAAGCACAAGTTGAGGTCTATTTTAACGATAATAATAAAAATAAACGGTATCACTACGCCTATCTCGCCGAACACGGAACTACACTAAGCGGCAAACCGCTTTGCACTTGGAAACCTGAAAGCGAGGTATCAGAATGAGCAAAGGCAGTAAGCGCCGACCCGGAGACAGTAAAAAATACCGGGATAACTGGGAAAGAATATTTAAGAAAAGAGGAAAAACCAGCTTGACAAGTTCCAAAAAAGAACTATAATAATATAAAGGAGTATTATGAGCAATAAAAACAAAGCCTTGAAAATGTTAATTAAGCGTCATAAACTACGCTTACAGGATATTTGCAATATATTGCATAACAATAATAAACCGAGGTCAATTTCAACCGTCAAAAAGTGGTCGGCTGGCATTATGACAATGCCGGAAGATAGCCTATATCGCCTTAAAAATGAACTAAACAAGAGGAGTAGTGAAAAATGATTAAAATAGGAACTGAAAAGCATTGGTTTGAAATAACGCCATCAGGAGTAGAATATGTTTTATGCGAATATAAACACGGAATACATCTCAATAGAAAAACAGGAGAAAAAAAAGAATCAACTACTCTTGTAAATAAATACTTTACAAATCTTGAATGTGCTTTTTCAAGAGTATACAGACAAATTGTAAAAAATCAAATAACAAGTGATACAGTTCAATCAACAAAAGAATTGCTTGATATATTCAAACAATCCCTTGAAGTAGTTAAAAATCTTAAACATGAGGTTAAGTAATGAAAACAATAATCGAAATCACAAACAAACAGGAGCTATCTAATATCCTGCATCAAGTATCTATAATGGGTATAGAATCGCAAGTAAAACACTTAGCGCCTTGCTATATACTGGTTAACGATCAAGAGCCGATAAAGAGCGTTGCAGACAGCGAAAAAGCAAATCACGCAAAAGGATTTAACAATAAAGGTGACTATGACCTCGTGTCATATTCCAAGGGTATTGAATTGCTGAAATCAATGCACGAAGATATGATTATGTCAGAATTCAAAACAGAATTGAAATCAGCAAAAGAAAAATACCCGACATTCGTAACTGATATTGTTCACGCTGTGTCAATAATGAGCGAGGAGTCCGGGGAATCTACACAAGCGGCTTTAAACCTTGTTTATCATGGAGGCAATGTAAACGACCTGAGAAAAGAACTTATTCAGACAGCGGCTATGTGTGTGCGTTGTATCGAAACTATTGATAACGGCTTTATTGCGGAAGAGAGGTATTGACAAAAGACAAATAACGATGTATAATATAAATAGCGTGACCGAGTGGCAAGCTCATACTACTCCTAATTCTCCCCAACGCCACGCCCCGAAAGGGGCCACGCTTCTTTATACAAAGTATTACAACTTTCAATATATTTTTTAAATGTTAAAATGTACTACGGAATAAGGAAAGAAAAATGAATATAAAACACTTTCAATGTAATATTTGTGATTTTAATAATCCATGCAAAATATCGTATAAAGATGATCCGACTTTTGAAGCGCCGTCAAGATGTCCTTTTTCTATTGGTCATGATAGTTGCGTTAAATGGAAAGAAGTTGAGGAATTTCAGGCAAGGCAAATACATCTTTTTGAATCAAGGAATAATCCAAAATGAGAACATGTCCAATATGCAAAGAAAGACAAGTAGAAGATAGCGGATACTGTGTCGAGTGCAGACGACTTTACATGCGTGAATACGATAAAAATAGCAAAGCAAAACGCAATCGCAAAAAAGCGATGTCACTTGAGGAAATAATAGAATATAACAGACAAAATCCGTGGGATAGGTCAATCCTGGAAAAGTTTTTTTATCACCTTTATGATCGTAACCGTAGTTCAAGAATGGTAAAATAATAAAATTTTTTGTTTTTTTTGAGTTTTTTTTATCTTGCCTATTGACAAAACCGAAAAAGGTTATATAATATACTTAGATACAAAATAAAGGAGTATTAAAAATGACTAATAGAGATAAAATGAAAAAGATAGTTGCCGGATATAATGCATTATTTCAAGTAACTAAATCTGAAAAATATTGCAATCTTGCAAATTATATTATTGATAAATATAGTCACTTAACAAGAATATCAAAAAGAGATATCGAGATGCAAAAATCTTGTTTAATATCTAATCTTAAAGACAATGGAGATATAGGTAGAATGGTAGTAGAATTTTTAAATAACAATCATTTCAATAGTTTTTTTGAAAATATAGGTATTAAAAATGGAGAATTGACAAAATGAAAATTGCAGTTGGATATAAATATATTACTAGATGTCTCGATGAAGTTGAAATACAAGGATATGATAGTAATAAGAATAGATATTATGGAATAATAAGAAATAATGGTATACTATATTGGACGAGAAGTGGTAAATTATACCGTGGAAAAAGTGATGATGATATTGTTGCATCTATTAATTATATCCCAGACAGTATTATTGGCGCTATAATGGTTGAAACTAAAGAAAATTTTCAAAAAATATATTCAAGTGTTAATGATTATTTATATAATTACATAATTAAATTATATTTTAATTCTGATTTCAATGAACGTAACAAATATATTAAAGCAATAAATATATATTATGGACAAAAATTAAAACAAAATATTATGCCATAACAATATAACAATTAAGTAGTAATTATGACAAACTTTGAAAAAATCACACAGTCGCCGGAATCGCTAATTGAAGCTATGACAAATCATGAGGGAATAGTACTAGTAGCCGGTTGCGGAATCTGTGTCGGATGCGAAAATTGTGATGAATATTGTCCCGAGGGCGTTAAACAATGGCTTAATCAAGAAGCTGAAAGCGAGGTAAAAAAATGAAAACATGCACTGAATGTAAAGCAAAAATGGATCCTTTAAAAATCAATAAACCAGCCTGCGAGGCATTATGTTCAAAGTGTAAAAAATGGTTTTGTTATGAAAATTCCTATCCTGGTGGAACTTCAAATATGTTGCCTGATGACGGGACTATACAGGCAAAAAGAGAATATGACGGAACGACTAATTTTCGATACTAAAACAAAAGGTAAACAAATGAAACTCAAACTATGCAAAGACTGCAAACACAGCCTTCAAATCAAAATGCCGGACAGCCGCCCATATACTGGCTGTAATTGTATTATGGCAATTAACAGTCCTGTTGACGGCTCTAAGCGTGTCGATTTCGTACAGGCTGGCACTTGCCGGGAAAATGTTAACATGTGCGGACGTGAGGGGCGGTGGTTTGAATGAATAATATGGATAGATTTAAGTTCAGGGTAAGATTTAAATGTTTAAAATGCGGCAACCTTTTTACTGAATTATATCAATTTGGTAATCCTTTTTATGATTATGCAATTCGCTGTGAATGCGACAAATTTATTAGATATTCAACGGACATTGATTTAATAAGTATTGAACAATGTACCGGGCTGAAAGACAAACACGGCAAGCTTATTTTTGAGTGGGATATTGTTGAATGGATTAGCGGCGGCGAAATAAAAAGGCATAAAGTTGCCTTTAGAGGAAATGGCTTTGTTTTAATTGATAAAAGTAACTTAACTGATGGACTTGTATGGTCGCCGTTGTCAAAGTCAGTCATCGGTAATATTCACGAAAACCCGGAACTATTGGATATAAAATAATGAAATCATTACTTACAATACTATGCCTTTTATCAATCTCAGCCAATGCAGTTGATAATAATCTACTAAAGGCAATTGAACAGGTCGAAAGCGGCGGCAACGTCCGGGCGGTTGGAGACAACGGCAAATCATACGGATGCTTGCAAATCTGGAATGTTGTTATTACCGATGTTAACCGGATAGCATCAACTAAGTTTAATCACGATGACGCATTCAACCGTAATAAAGCCTATAAGATAGCTAAAATCTATCTTAACTACTATGGCAATGTCTACAGGCGCAAAACAGGCAAACAGCCGAATAACGAGGTTTACGCACGTATATGGAACGGTGGACCGAATGGCTGGCGAAAGCTGGCAACGGTTAAATACTGGGAAAAGGTTAAAGCAAAAGTAAGAGAGGTAAATAATGGAAACACAGCAACAATTTATTGAGCGGGCGCGGGAATGGCAAAAGAATAATCCTGAATGGGAGCTTATTTGCGATATAGCAGACACAAAACCTTTATATGTTCAATGGAATGAACTGCAGAAAAAGGTGAGAATGTCATGGATCGGCAGCTATGGCCGCAGTGCTAAAAAAGCCTTTGAGGAATTTGCAGTTAAAGAATGCAAGGTCGAATACGGCTTTTTAAATTCAAAACTGGAAGTTTGTCAGGAGTTTCCGCAAGGGCATGGCATGATGGTATTTAAAACTTGTTCGTGTTCTGTTCGTGATTTTCGTGGTTGAAAATAAAAAGGAATAAGGAAAATGTCAAAGGCAAAAAAACAAAGTTTAACTCATAGCGAGTTAATCGAGATCGGCGCGCGCTGGCTAAAAAATCAGTGTCGAATCATGCGACTACCGGCAAAAATAACGATGCAACAGGCGCGGAGCATGGCCGAACGCATTAAAACTCAGGTTACAACGTGGAAAAGCAGCTATTTGCGGAACTGTGGGAACTTTGCCCGCATGAAAACCCCAAGTTTTTAATGGAAAGCAAGTCCGAAAATCCGTTATACAAGTGCCGCGCCTGCGGCAAATACCTGCCCGCTGAAAGCGGGAATGAATAATTATTAATTATTAATTAGAAATGAAAGGAATAAGGGAAATAATGAACATTCTTAAAATATGCGCAAACAGATTGCCGGAATGTCCCGAGAAATGTAATTCCAGTTCTGATTGTTATTTGAGTATGGCAAAGTTACGGGATTCTCAATTAAGGGCGCGGCAGGATTTACCGCTTGATATAAAAATTAGAATGTTCGTTAACCGGGTTAAATGGTTTTGCGATAACTTGCCGTTAGAGCGCAAGGTTGCTATTTCTTTTTCCGGCGGCCTCGACAGCACGGTAATGCTTTTCTTGATTCGTAAACATGTATCTGACCAGTTCCCGGCCGTTTACTTTGATACCGGGGTTGAGTTTCCAGAAATGAGACAGTTTGTCAAGACTTTTAAGAATGTTGAAATTATTAAACCAAAATCCAGCTATAAAGAGATTGTTAAAGATGTTGGGTTTCCGGTGATAAGCAAATTAGCCGCGCGCTTTATCAGTGATTTGCAAAATGCCTCTGCTGCTAATAAAAAAACTCAAAAACTAAGGCTAGAGGGCATAAATTCAAAAGGCGAAAAATCAAGCGGCATGAGACTTAGTCCCAGATGGCGCTTTATGATTAACGCCCCGTTTAAAGTATCAAATAGATGTTGTGACATATTAAAACACGGACCGGCTAAAAAATATAAAGCTGCTGCAATTATTGGAACAATGGCCGAAGATAGTCAACCGCGCAGAAGTGATTACTTGCAAAACGGTTGTAATATTTTTAATCAAGGTGAAGAATTATGTAGGCCGTTGTCTTTTTTTACCCGGCGCGATTTGCTGGATATTATTGATTTATATAAAATCACCATTTGCGAAATATATGAACACTACGAACATACGGGGTGTATATCGTGCGGGTTTGGTGCTCAATATGATATTAGTAATTTGGGTCTGACCAGATACCAAAAACTACATCAAACCCACCCGAAACTATGGGATATACACATTAATCAATTTGGTATAGGTGATCGGCTTCAATGGATAAACGAGAATGCGCCAAGACTAAAAAGCGGTAAGCCATCAGTCTATATCCCATTTGAAAAAGAAGTCAAAGCAATAGAGCCAGTTGAACAACTGGTACTAGGATTTTAAAACATTTCTCATTACTAATTACTAATTTCTAATTGAATAAAAAAGGATAACTAACATGAACGAAAAAGCAAAAAAAACAGCGGAAGTCGGAAAAGCTCTTATGGGGCTGGGATGTGCAATAACTATACTTACAATTATGGCTCCGATTATTATCGTATTATTAATCGTGCTTTGGGGTATGATTTTTCATTAAACCACTTGATAAATTTTTTTGACGGTGTATAATATTAAAAGTTAAATATGTAAATAAAGGATAAAGTCCACATGGATTTAAGCTATAGTCAAGTTCAAGACATTGACAAAAGTACAGCCAGGCACGTTGCTAAGGGCTTAGAACTTCTTAACGAACTAGGAATACCAAGAGGCGCTATTGATGTCGCTCGTCGGGAATACTGGAGACTTAAGGACGATATTTTAGACATTGTAAACAAAGGACAAAACAATGACAACTCAAAAGAAGACTGCCGCCAGTAAAGAATCCGTCACAGAACCAAAACGTAAAACTTGGAATTCATACGAGGACTATTTAAAGTCTGATAAATGGAAACAAGTAAAAGCAGATTTTTATGCAAATTATCAAGGTCCACATAACAGATGTGAAATAACTGGTAACTCTTATGAACCTGATAATGATGATAATCCAACTATATTACATTTACATCATTTCCGATATCCAAAAGATTGGAATGATGACTCATGGGAGAATATTATTTTAATATCTCAAGATTTACATGCTGATATACATTTCAATGAATCACCTCTATATATAGAACCGAAACAAGAATTTAAAAACAAAGATTATTTTAAAGTTGAATTGTTAGAATTAATTGACCAAAACTATAATATTGAGATTGATTTATGTTATGATCAAATCAATGAGTTAAATAATAAACTAGAAAAGCAATCTATAAAAATTAATCAACTTCCTAATATAATGGAAATTAAAGCTGAAAAACAGCACTATAAGGAATTATATAAGATGATTAAAAAACTTGCAGATTATGCCCTTAAAGAAGTTGAAGAACTCAAGGCGGCTAATAATGGATAAAGGGTATATTAAAATACATAGAAAAATCCAAGAGTCATGGATATTTGAAAAGCCTGAATATTTTAAGGCATGGATTACTATATTATTACAAGTAAATCATACCGAAAAAAAGACTATAATAGATGGAGATTTAATCACAGTAAAAAGAGGTCAGGCTTGCAAATCTCTTAAAACATGGGTTAAGTTGTTAGGAAAAGGCTGGACAGTTCAAAAAGTCAGAACGCTTTTTAATTCACTTGTAAAAGACGAAAAAATAAACACGCAAGGATTAAGAAAAACAACATTATTAACTGTTTGTAATTACGATACTTACCAAAGTAATCAACACGGAGATAACACGCAGAATGACGAACAGCCAACACACAGCCAACACACAGCCAACACACAGATAACAACAAACAATGAATTAAAGAATGAAAGAATTAAAGAATTAAAGAAATATATAAAAGAAAAAATTAACGAATTGTTTAGACGCAGAGATACTACTGAATGGTCAGATAAAGAAAAAAAAGAACTCAATAAAATTGCTAATCGAGCTGATTGTATTCAGGAATGTGATTTAATTGTTAAGCTATACAATTCAGAGTTTAAATTCAAAAGAAAAAATGTTGTTACCTTACTGAACAACTGGAATGGAGAGCTTGACCATGCTTTAAATCCTGAAAACTATAATAACCCCAACCAAACCCCAACCGGTAATGTCCAAAACGAAACCGAACCGAAAAAAGATCCATACGAGGCAATACGCAGAAAACAGCAAATACAAATAGACGCTGACAGAGCTAGTGGTAGAGGGTTTTAACATGATTAGAGATGTTAGACCAGCTACAGACCTGTTTGGTATAGACAGACCGCAACCGCATAACCTAGAAGCTGAACAGTCTGTATTAGGCTCGATTATCAAAGAGCCTGAGTTATTGGAAGATGCAATCAGCATATTACAAACTCATGAAGTTTTCTACTCAAATATACACAGGACTATCTTTCAAACGATTATCGAAGTCCACAATAGCCCTGACATGGAAGTTGACGCTATAGCCATATCTGAACAGTTGAGACGCAAAGAAAAACTTGAGGAAGTCGGCGGCGAATTATACTTGTTTGAACTATTTGAAAATTTGCCAACTACCGCGAACTTTGAAAACTGGTGTATGATTGTCAAAGAGTATTCGGCTAAACGATCTATCATTAATCAGAGTTCAGAAGCCATTACAATGGCGTTTGACAGTAATCAAAGCTCTTTAGCGGTATTGGATACGCTGGAACACTCTATCAGCGATATACGTGACGGAGCAGTCGTTAAAAAAGGCGAAATGATAGACCATTACATAATCAAAGCATTTGAGGAAATGAAAAACCCTGAGTCTGAAATGGTTAGTTATGGACTTGCAGGATTGCATATTAAACATTATCCGGGTGACATGCACGTTATCGCCGCAGGTTCGGGAACTGGTAAAACTACATTTGCATTGACATGTATTGTATATCAGGCTTTATCAGGCATTAGAACCGTGTTGTATTGCACAGAGACAAGCAGTCAGGAACTAAGCGATAAATGTATTTGTATACTCGCTCGTGTTGATTATGAGAGATTTCAGGATAAAACTTTTACCGAACCTGAAAAGAAAAGGTTTTTTGAATCTGCTTTGAAATTGCAAGCGCTCAAAGAATTTATTTTTATTCGTGGATGCGGTGACTTTGTCGCAACTCCTGCCGGGATTAATGCAGATATAAGAGCTATACAGCGAGATCATGGCCCGGTTAAAATGGCATGGGTTGACTATCTACAGGATTTAGATCCGCCGCCCGGAGTTAAGGCAGATGACGAAAACAGCGCAAATACGATCAATACAAGACATTTAAAAAATATATTCCGCAAACTGAATATTGCTTTGACATTACTGGCACAGATAACACGCAAAGGACAGGAAAATGGACGGCCTCGCATTTATCACTTGAAATATGCTGGCAAGCTGGAAAATGCCGCACATATTATATCTTTCCTGTATGATAAAGACAAAGACAAAAGAGACAAACAGTTTGAAGATAATAACTATCAAGATGACGAAATATACAAACAGCCAGTGTCAATTCTCATGTATACCGACAAGATGCGGAACGGACGGCCTAGAATGTTTTTACTTGAACGCAGATCAGGAGGCCCACACTTTATAGTTTCAGGTCATGAACGTAAATACGGCGAAGATTTTATGCCGGATAAACAAAACAACTTTTAACGAAAGGAAAGTGAAATGACAACTAAACCTATCTCAGTATCTGACGTACTGCCCGGACTAATCAAGCCTGTAATCGTCTACAGGACGTGTACAGAGTGTGGATGCCAGTTTCCCGATAAACTACCGGCTATATTCGCTAACGGCAATTTAACAGGCGTTTGCTATGTTTGTGAGCATTTGAAGAAAAGAGGTTAAGTATAAATGATAGCTTATTGTGGAAATTATTCAGGCTATTCATCAACAGCAACTACAAATGACGTATCTTTTGATATTACATATTCATGTTTTGAGAATACATCATCTTATGAACAATCAACTGCGTCAATCGACTTATTATATAATGTTTATCAGGATATGGTATATGCCAAAGATTGTTATTACCAATCAATTAGTTATATATTATCTGGTTTACTATCAGGGGTTGAACTATCTACATTTAGGTGGTCATTTACCAAATGGTTAATATTGAAATTGCAGTCAATTAAAATTTTTGATTATGATATAAAATATTATATTTTCAAATTGATAATTATTAGAAAAGTTTTTTCTGATTGTATTGGAATAAAAAATTACAAGAAAAGAGGTTGAAATGGATAACAACGAAAAAATCAAACCATGCGAAATTCCATGTCCTAAATGTGGTTACAGTGGTGAAATAAAAAGAAAATATTATGCAAGAAATTCAGAAATAAATAAACATGGTTTAAATAATAAATTTTATAGCAAATATATAGAAAAGAAATATGATGGATGGTATCATTGCAATGAGGAAATAATATTTAATACTTGCGGTTGTTGTGGTTATCAATGGGCTACAAAATTATGAAAAAATCAAAACATCCCATTGACAATTCCAGTTAAGGTATTATATTATAGTAACCAAACAAAGGAGTAGTTATGAAACCAAAAACTAAAATTAAGCACTTGCGTGAGTGGATGCGCGAGAACTACGGTCAGGAAATATGGAATGCCGCCGCTCCAGATATGCTAAAGGCGTTAGAAGTAGCTTATGAAATCATTAATTACGCTGGTGATTTTATCAATGCTTATGATATGTGTGATGCTGAAATGGAAGATTATATTAATCCAAGAATTGATATAGTTACAAACGCAATCAAAAAAGCAAGAGGTGAGTAATGGAAAATTTTCTAATTTTATGGGGGTCATCTTTTTTAATTGGTATTTTAATTTCAAAAATAATGAATGCGAGGTGAGTAATGAATTACGACATACTAAAACTAAATGATGCTGATTTACAGAAATTACAGTACATAGATAGTCAGATTGAAGAGATTAAAAAAGCCATTGAAAAAGTCAAGGATAATGACTTAGTAGTCGATATACTTAGAGGTTCATTGAAACATCTTAAACAAGTTAGATCAGACATTTTCAGTCACTATCTCAAGGATAGTTTTAAGATAATTAGAGAAAGTATTTCAGAAGTTGAAATATGGTCTAGTCAAGAATCTAACACGATTGCTTTGAAAAATATCTACGATCAACTTAACCATATCGAAAAAGTAAACGAACTTATTAAGGATTAACCAATGCTAATATACATAGCCGGTCCAATGTCCGGAATAAAAGACTTTAACTATCCAGAGTTTAACAAGGCGGCTGAACGGCTCCGCAATCTAGGATATGACGTGATTAACCCGGCAGAGATAAAACTAACGCCAGAGTTTCAGCAAAAGGCTGGAGATAAGAACTCAAAAGAGTATGAACAGCTTGTTAGAATGGGTGAGTTTCATTCAATGTTTGCGGATATTGTACTAATGCTTGATGGATGGATGCATTCAGATGGAGCTATAAGAGAATTAAGAGCTTGTGATATATCGCATAATGCAATAGCATATAATTATTGTGTATTCGATAAACTATGTAATGTGTGCGGTCCTTTGAGAGATAAAGATTTATCAGATTTAAAAAAAATCAAACTTTTTTTAAATTGCCTATTGACAAACCGAAAAAGGTTGTATACTATAAACAAAGGCAAGCATGAGGCAAGCCGGAAATAAAACAAGGAGTAGTTAAGATGGACTATAAAGCAATAGTAGAAGGAAAAACTTATACTCGTACGAGTAACCGTGAATATAATTATTTTTGGATTGCTGATATAAAAAATAAAAAAACAGGCAACATCAAAAAGAATTATGAGAAAGGTTTTTCAGCAAAATTTCCAACTATTAAAAATGGTCTGTCATTTTGCCATAAGAAAAGCAATGAGGTTTATCATAATGTTAGAATTGTAAAAACAACTACCAACTAACCCCTCCCCTCCTTATTTCCCGACCTCGGCATGTCGTTAAACTGCCGACTAAGTAAACCAGCCGCAAGGCATAACAATAACAAAACGAAAGGTTGACAAATGTCAGAAATCCAAACAATCAAACTCGATGACGTTGAATACGTCAGAAAATATCAAATCGAACAGACCGAGAAAATCATTCAGATCGGCGCTGAAAACACAATCGCCGGTTCAATGGTCGGAAAATTCGTTATCGTACGCTCACGAAATGAGGGTATTAATGCAGGAACCGTTGAGGCCGCTGATGAAACCGGAATTATTTTGAAAGATTGCCGCCGCCTATATTACCATAGACCAGCCGATAATAAACTTTCATGGTATGAGGGAGTCGCTGAAACTGGATTAAGCGACAATTCAAAAGTTTCTGGAACTGTAAAAAGAAAAGTAATCATTGAAGATTATTCAATGACTGAATGTACTGATATTGCAAAAAAATCAATAATGGAGATTACTCCAAATGAACAAAATTAAAGATCAAATTAATTTAAATGGCTATGGCGATGGCTATGGCTCTGGCGATGGCTCTGGCTATGGCTATGGCGATGGCGATGGCTCTGGCTATGGCTATGGCGATGGCGATGGCGATGGCTATGGCTATGGCTATGGCTATGGCGATGGCTATGGCGATAGCTATGGCTATGGCGATGGCTCTGGCTCTGGCGATGGCTCTGGCTATGGCGATGGCTATGGCTCTGGCGATGGCTATGGCTCTGGCGATGGCGATGGCTATGGCGATGGCGATGGCGATGGCGATGGCGATGGCGATGGCTATGGCGATGGCGATGGCGATGGCGATGGCTATGGCTATGGCTATGGCTATGGCGATGGCTATGGCGATAGCTATGGCTATGGC